GCAATTTCAACCCTGAAAAAAGACTCATCTTTGTTCTGTAACTTGTTACCCAGAACACCCATAATCTCTGAGATCACAGGGTGATGGGATACACCGGTTAGATCATACATCGTAAGCCAATCTCTGTTTGCAGATGTCATATGCAGAACAATATCCGCACGCTTTAACTTCACCAGGGACCGTCTTTACAGTCCCCTTGCCACCCTTTTCTTGGTGCCAATAGATGTTTGCCTTGACGGCATCATCGAAGTTCTTAGATGACCGAGCACCAGGGTCGTTAGCCTTAGCCGCATCACTGTAGTACTTCCAAACCGTCTTACCTCGCCATAGCTCCTCGTCGGTGCATGGCGGGATTTGTGCTTCGTCAGCGTTCCACAGGCGCCTGAGATTGTTGAGCTTACCAGTCAACCACTTCTCTGTGTCCTCGTAAGACATAAGTGGGAGTGTGTACTGATGGTACCTGCTCTGTGGATAGTCGGGTTTACGTCGAGCTTCTGCTCTGGACCAGTCAGTGAAGATAAACTCCACATGGATTCGATCTTCAGTGATCTTTTCGGGAGCAAGCCACCGATAGATGGATCCCTGACCGATATAATAATCGTCCTTGGAACCAAGGATAAGGGAGTAAACCGAGGTCGATTTGGTGTCGTGATAGGCACCTTCCAAGATGATATCGATCTTTCCACCGATCTTCCATCCTGCAAGCTCTTTAAAAAAGCGTTGCTCAAGATAGACTGGAACTGCGTTAGGGTTAGCCTTCAGATATTCATCCGTGGGATTAACCACGACCCGTTCCCGGATCTTCTCAGGATAACCCAGACGAGCTAGGGCCTTATCCTTATTGATGGTCCAAGCCTTCTCGATAGCATCATGGATAGCAGTACCCATGCGAGATGAAATGAAGTCTTCGACATCTGCTTCCATCTCTCTACCAAGTACCTTGAAACGGTTACCCAGGATGATTTGCTTCAGAGGCTTCAGAAGAGTAGTTGCTGAGATGTAATTAGGTTCGTTGATATAATCGTAATCATCCGATACCAACCACACAGCAATAGGCACGGAGATCCTCCGTGCGTTGTTAATTTTCATTGGGAATGCCCTTAATGTGAGGGAAGGGTTAGTTACTCCCCTTCCCCCTTTGGTTCAAGGGAAATCTGCTTTAATCAGCAAATTTCTTAGCAAACTCAATAGCTTGTGCCTTGAGTTCTTCCAACGTACCACCATTAGTGATTAGGAAATCATAACCCTCTGGGCTATATGATTCATCGTTGGCAACAGCAGGTACATCAGGACGTTCTACCCAAAGGGTAGAGACCTTCCAGTTAAAAGGCATGTTGTTTTTAACGTACTTGATGCTGAGTGCTTCCCTTACATGAAGGAAAACAACGAATGGTCCGCCGACACTATTATTGTAAGTGTTCTGCACAGCTTCCACAGCAAGCTTGTCTGCCCAACGGTTATAACCATTGAGGACTCGCTTCATCTCAGCAGCAAGCTGACGTGTTTCCGGTGTCTTGGGCATCATAGGAATGCCCTTCTCCTGCAACATGTCATATACAGGAGTGATAGACGAGATATTTTCTCGATTCCAAGAAGGACTCATAGCTTCAAATAGAAGCTCTACGAACTTGTCCTTACCTGAACCAGACTTCCCATTGATGATGAAGAGATGTCTGCTCATTTGGCGTATGGATCGTTTGCAGCAGCTTCAGGAACCTTGGTTTCCTGCTGCTTGATGGTGATTTCCAGCTCATCCCTGGACAGTCTGCCCATGTACATGCTGAAGAGGATGGTCACTGAGAGGACATCCTTGACCTTCTGGTATTCGGCACCCATCGTCTTAAAGACGTTCATCTGGAGTGCCTGTTGAGCTCGTGAGAGATCATTCGGGGTGATCTTCGATTGATCATCAATCGTGGTCATGCCATTGGCTCGAATGACAAGGGGAGCGAGCTCCCCATTGCCTGCATCGATAACCATCGTGACTTCACCAGCCCAGAGTTGGTAGTGATCCCGCTTCACGGGTGCTTTGATGCTAGTCATGCTGCTAGTTTTTCCATGTGTTTAGAGATCTTCTCTTCGATGATCTCCGGGGTTGCACCATTGGGTATTACAATTTCTTTAGACCAGTCGGGGTAGAAGATACTAAGTTCCCCTCCAAGACCCACATCTGGATGTCTGATATCATCGTGGTCTTGCCATTCGGATGCTTTAACCAGATGCTCATTGGTGAACAAGAGGCAATCCATATCATCTCGTATGAGGAGGTAATTGGCATCATGGATTTGTGCACAAGGTTTAATATCCAATCTAAATTTGGATACTCGTACTTTGCCAAGGAATTCCGATCCTGCCCTAGAGTTGAGTAAGCACCACGATTGGCCCAAGGCATTTCCTGCTGTCCTACCCTCAGCATTCGCTTCGTGAGGGGTGTACTTGGTTCCTCTGATGACCTGAGCCAGAAGAGGGGTACGCACACGAAGACCAAAAGCAACAGTGACATAACCGTCACGGGAGGCAGCGTTGAGCTTATCAGCAACCCACTGATCACTGTGAGCATATAGAACGTGGTAATTACGCTCGATTTGCTGAGCAACTTCCCTTGTGAAACCGCACGAAGCCATGATGGTGATGTAGGTACCAGCATACGTAAGACTAAAAGTAGGAACTTTAGAGTCTTGTCTGTAATGCTCATATTTATGATCCTTTTCTTTAATGGCGTTTACTTGTTCCACTGAAGTTGGATCAATGTCAGGCATTTTATCACCGAAGTAGGCGACAGCACGCATGGCGTGACCATCCCAACCATCGGTGTAGACTTTGAGTTTTGCAGGATCTTTTGTGGTTAGAGCTGAAATCCGATCCTCAAGAGAAGCAAAATCAAGACCCACAAAAAGCCACCCACGAGGAGCACTGAAGATGGTTTTGATAAGTTTGGCGTAGCGGGATCCAGTAGCAGGTAGATTCTGTAGATTAGGACCATTGCTAGACAAACGCCCAGAAACAGTTCCGCCAAGGTTAAAGTTCCCAAACAGATAGTGCCACCCATCTGGTCCTTGCCTTGCCCGTTCGAAAGCAGGAATGAAGGTTGATAGCAGAATTGATACTTCAGCATATTCAATCAATCCTTCCAGGAATGATAATGTTGTTGGATCTGTCGTATAGGCTCTAAGCTTCTTAACGACATCTTGTCCGGTTCCCGCAGCACCCGAGGCTGTTCGTTCGAGAACTGGTAGCTCAAGTAGCTCGTAGAGGACTTCTGCGAGCTGATCATTCGAACCCGGATTAAACGTTTCGTTAGCGTCTGCAAGAGTGACACGTTTCTTCTTGAGCTTTGCGTTTCTCTCAATGACCCAGCGCTCATTACGTACTGAGATGTACTGAGCAACGACAGGGTGTGCACGGATCTTCGTGAGTGCCTTAGCTTCATCATTCTCGATGATCTTTTTGACTTCACGGACTCTCTCCATATTAACCGGTAGACCGGTAAGCTGCATCTGCACAATGTCTTTGATGGCAGGTTTAAAGATCGTTTCGTAGATCTCCACCTGATTGTCTTTGACCATTGTGGCATGATGTTTTTCATATACATACCAAGTAGATAGAGCATCCACTAGGTTATATTGAAGCAGTACAGGGAGGGGAATCTTAGTGATATCCTTGATCTCATCAACTGCGTAGTTGCCTGCATATTCCTGAGCTTGAGCTTTGAGACCTAGATCATTTCCAGCACAGCTATTCGTTGCCAGATAAGTGATAAGTTTGGTGTCATCCCAATTATCCAGGAGGATATCCATTCCCCTGAGTAAGCCTTCTGTGTCCAGTAGGTCACCCATAAAGAGTTGATATACCAACACGTAGACGTCAAAGGAGATATGGTGCCAAATGAGCTTTCCTCCTTTGGCTCGGAAAGCCTTGAAGAACTCCCGTAGGATGTGCCGGGCTTCCCCGGATCCTTCCAACAAGAGGTCAATAGGGAATGCTCCACCTTCAGACTTAGACCATGCGAAAGCAATGGTCCCGAGACCGCAATCGTAGTGCTTGAGACTGAAGCCCTCAATGTCTGCCGTAAGGACATCATAATTCTCCAGCAGATAGTTCAGAAAGCTCTGAATCTGCATGAGATTTTCAGGGTAGACAGCCTTGGTTATAATGGAGCTACCAGGATCAGCATAGGTTCCCTCTGCATGGTTCCTGAGTGCATCCATACCCTGAGCGATCTGGACTTTCCTCTTCTCTGGATCAAAGAACACAGAGCGAAAGGTGGGAACATAGATGACTTTAAAGTCACCATAGATCGAGTCCATTACATAACCGAACCACGGTTCGGCAGTAGACTGCTTGGTGAGGACTTTGAAGTATTCTGCATTGTCTACAATGAGATAGTGGACATGCTGTTCTACCAGGACTTCAACAAGTTCCTGCTCAATCCAGGCTTTGATCTCCTTTTGAGGAGTCTTCTTTGCGTCTGGATTACGATGCTGTTCAATGACCAGCACACTTTCAGGAAGGATCTTATAGGGATCGAGATAGGTATTCCTGAGTTCTTCTTCACGTATTTCTTGAACCAAGAGGCAGATACCGTATCCGCCTCCTGTCTGGTTCCATGTGTGGTACTTCATTAGGAAAAGAACCTCATTGCGATGTACTCTTCTACAATGGCTTTACGCTTTTCCCACTGTTCACGATGTTCTGGCAGGATGCAGTAGCCCTCAGGACGGGTTCTAGACATAGACCGGAGTTCCGGTACCAGATCTACAACGCCCTCGTTGAGCACGTCTCTGACATCCTGTTTGGTCCAACCAGTAGTGATTGTGAACTTGGGGGTAATAGCGACGAAGCATAGAGCAAGATATTGACGGATACGTTCTCCGTCTTTTGCTACCTTGTCGTACTGCCTTACCAGCATATCCCCGTCATCGTAAAGACTGGGATGAAGATTTCCTTTGGAGGCTTCCCCATAGGATTTGCTATCACTGAAAAAGACTTTGCCTCTGTAGAAAAAGCCATCCGGTCTCATCCCCAAAGCTGCGTTCTTTTGAACCAGTTGGAGGGATAGTGCCTTCAGGCGTTTCTCATCGGGAGTGACTAGCTCATGCAGGATTAGATTGATGAAGTACTGAGGGTTAGAAGTACTTTGAACCATCGAGACCACCGAACTTGTTAGCTAGGTTTCCTCGAATGTACACCCGATCCTTGGCACGGGAGAACGACACATAAAGCAGACGAGCTGCTTGATCTGGATCCCGGCAGGAAGAGATATCTTCCAAGTCGATGATGACCGACTTATAGGTAGATCCCTGAGCCTTGTGAGTAGTTGCTGCATCACGAGTACGAAGATCTGGATATGAGTTCTTCATCTGGAAGTACATATCCCAACGCTTCTCCTTGGCGAAGTAGCGAATGATTTCGTAATAGTGTTCCATATCTACTGGAACCTTCATGTCACGAATCGTATCACCGAAAGAATTCGTAATGTCACAGACGTTAAAGATAAAATCAATGGTGTCATTGATCTTGATCTTCTTGTGATGCTCGGTGATCCTGGTGATTGTTACCTCCTCCTCAGCAGAGAAGTTGGTACCATTGCTAGTCCTGAAAGGTTGATTAGCAATCAAACTCTCACCGAGAGTGAACTCATCCGATAGACCACGGATCTTTCGAATCTCATAATTGTACGCACGTACACGAGAGTTCGTATAAGCAAGTACACGGTGATCCTTCGTTGGTTCCTTGAACAGATACTCAAGACCAGTCATGAGCTCTTCGTCAGTGTCAATGTAGTCAACGACACCTGGGACAAGCCTGATAGGTTTAAAGACACCTGTCCTGACAGTTTCACGAAGCTGTTCACACAGATCCATGAGAGCAGGTTGAGTGTTGTTACGCATCTGTTCTGTCAGTTCTACAATGTCATAGCCCTGTTTATAAACAGGAGAGATCTTTTCGTAGATTGGGGAAAGCTGTTCCCTATCACCTACGTAAACGATCTTGCACTTCTCCGTACCTTCCTGAAGGAAGTTAAACAGAGCTGTGTCAACCATGGAAGTCTCATCAATGAAGATGATCTTTCGGTTGTGAACTTTGAAGCCAGGGGTCTTGGAAAGACGCATCTGACCTGAGGAGTAATCCTCTGAGACCTTCAACTGAAGGAATGAATGGATAGTTTGGGTGGGGTATTTGGTTGCTCCCGAGAGCACCTCTGCTGCCTTATTGGTTGTGGCAGTCATGACCACTTCATCAAACTCAGGCTTAATACCCATGAGCTTGCACGTTTCCTGATAAGCAGGAATGGTCTTATCGATGAAATGCTTCATCGTAGCTGTCTTACCGGTACCCGCAGGACCAGAGATATTGAAGCCAATGGAAGGTTCAAACAGGAACCCCATGAACTTGTCGATGGCAGTCGATTGCCCCTGGTTCGGGGTAAAGGTTTCAGACATGTGATATCCTTGTGAATTGTAAAGGGGAACCTCTAGCGACGACTCCAGAGGTTCCCCTATCGATCTCCACCCACGGCGAGATGGGGAGATCAGATCAGCTTTGAAAGATCAGCCTTACTGTAGTTAGGGCCTTTGATGATCTTCCGGTTTGCATCGAAGATGGGGTTTCCATCTTCATCGAATTTAGAGAAATTAGAACGATTCACCTCGTCCATGCCCCCGACGATATCAGCATCGATCATGTGGGCGCAACCGACTACGGTGACGATTTGATCACAAAGAGCATCCAAATGCTCTACCAGATCCTGTGGGCGTACCCAGCAAGATTGATCATTGGATTCCTTCAACGCCTTGCTGAGAGCAGTCATGGCATTCTGGGCGTTATGGATGTAGGCGATCATGTCCATGTCATCCGAGGTCAGGGTAGCGATCATCTCGCCAACCTCCTCGAAATGGACACCAAGCTGTGTCCTGAAATTTTTAGTCTGTGGTTTCGGAATTGCCTTCTGGAACCAGAGGAGCGTCTGACTCAGCGTGTTTTCTGTCGTCACGTATTTTATTCCTTTTATAGGACCGATTAAGACCTTTCTTAATAAGTCCGTGTTTCTTGCGTAGATCTTCTACGCCCCGAAGAAATGAGTCCAGAACCGCAAGCTTATCTGCTTCCGTTCGGCAAAGATTTTCTGCACGTTGGCACCATGTAACGAGTTCCCCCAACTCGTATCTGTAGTTAGTATTCTTACTCACCGTTATGTACCGTAAGTAAGCCTGCTTCCTCCCTGAGGATCTTACACAGTTTCTCCATGGTTTCAGTAGAGATTCGAAAATCTACTTCTTTTTCCGTGGGTTGACCTGCTTCATCGAACACAGTTACCTTTTCGGTTTGAGTGATTCGATTGATGAGGAAGGGTTTAGTCTTCCAATCGAAGTTCAACAGGTTAGTGATCTTTGCAAGTTTCTTAGTGTTATTGTTGTCTGTCATGCTGCATTACTCATTAAAGGGGATGAAACCCCCTCCGTTATAGAGGGGGTTATCGGTTTTACTTCACAGGTTTGAACTGATCGATATGGACTTGGCGCATACCCAGAGAGATAAGAGACTTCTTCTTGCTCTTGGCAAATACTGCCAGTCGATCATACTGTTCCTGGTTAGGAATCAGTTGGAAGTTTTCCAATGCGATACGGAATTCTTCCATCGAACCAATGGGATCAGGAACATATCCCTCTGCCGTCTTGGTAAAACCAACACGATTCACAGGAGTTTCTTCCTTCACTGGTTCAGGTTCTGGTGTAGCAACAGGTGCTACCACTGCCTGAGTAGCAGTACCAGCGAGAGCGATAAGATCACCTGCTTCCAAGTCACTGAGACCAAAAGCATTCCAAGACTTCTTTGCCTTACGCTTCTGAGCGACGAGTTCTGCTGCCAGAACTGCATTCTTAGTTGCGAAGGCGTTGTAAGTCTTATCCCTGAAATTGAGTTCCTTAGAAGCTTCTACAGGGATTCCCACCTTTGGTTCTTCCTTCGGAGCATCCTGCTTGACTTCAGGTGCCTGCGGCACCTTGTCAGCGATCTGCTCCTGGGGTTCAGGCTTGGGCGTAGCTTGTTCCTTGATGAAGGCAACGAGCTTGTCACCGATCTCGGAATCGAGATCATAGAATGCCCATGCCTTCTTGGCTCTACGCTTGGTTTCCACCACATGAATGATGAATGCCTCATCCTTTTCAGTAAGGGCACGCAGCACACGCTGACGATAGTTCTCAGGCTGAATCTCTTCAACCTTCTTGGCAAGCTCCTTCACATCAACCTTTGCTGCCCGTTCCTGTTCGACAAGACGTGCAGACTTTTCTTCAATGTGAGTGACAGCTTCAGCCTTCTGGATCTCTTCCTCAGTGGCAGTCGATTCGAACTTCCATGCGAGGCGTTCTTCACGAGTACCAAGAGGCGTAGTCTTGAGACCAGCACCATATTGTCCGTTGATCTGGACAGACTCCAGACGAGGAACATGGTTGCCCTTGATGATCTCTGCAAGCAGAGCCTTCATGGCAGGCAACTGAGTGATAGGCTGCCCCTTCTTGATGAGATCATATGCCTCATCAGGCAGTTCAGCGACGATGTGGTAACCCATGGTACGAACCTTGCTAGGATCGTTATGGGGAACCGTTACAACATCTTCTGGAGCTACCAGGATGATGAAGCACTTGTTAGCAGTGAAGCCACGCAGGTACCCATGTCGGGCAACATGCAGACCGTTGGAGCATTCATTGCGACGGTTCTTGTCAACAAGATCCTCACGGACATTGACATAGGAACCAACACGTTGAACGACCTTGCCGGAATGCTTATCCACATACCGACCGGACTTCTTGTCACCCTTCCAATGGTTCAGAACCTTGTAGGCGATGATGTCACCAGCGATGGTAACAGGCATGTCGCCCTTGTGCATGAACTGCAAAAGATCCTCGACGCTGTGCGCACGCTTATCTAGCATGACGGACATACGTTCAACGAGCTTGTTGATGCCTGCAACCTGATCAGGATCCTTTGCATGATCCAAATGAGATTTCAGATTTTCCATCCCCGGTACAATGCGACCGTTAGACAGAACAGCAACTACAGTTTCATTGGCAGTGACCACATCCGAGGTCAAAGGCTTGACGTTGAGAGGAGCATCCTCAACAACTTCGTCCTCATCCTCATCTTCTGGTTCAAAACCAGTCTCCGTTTCTTCGACAGGAGCATACATGCCCTTGTCTACCTGCACCTGAGGCTTGGCAGACTCTTCGAACACGGTAGGCATGATTGCCATAACCGGAACCTTAGGGGCTACCGGTTTGTTCGAGTAGTCATCTTCGTGGGTATGGAAGAGGTTCTTCACAGCATCCTTAGCTGCCCTGAAGAACTTCATGAATCCACCAGACCGCTGCTCATAGCCTGAGAAGATAGTCGTAGGAGCTTCCTCCTGATCGACCCCTTCTTCAGTATCCAGGACAGCAACCTGTCCTGCCTTAATGATCGGGGTTGCCTTCTCAATCATGCGAATGAGACGTGCTTCCCCTTGGTTCACGGTGAAGGTGCTGCCATCATCAAGATAGAAGATGGCAACAGTATCCCCCACATCGATTGCTTTAACGCGAATCTGCGTCATTTCATTATCCTTCTAGTGCAAGGAGGAGAACGCCTTCAGCGTCATCTTTTTCCTGCTGTGTTGTGGTCGGATTAGAGACCAGGGTAATGATCTCTGTCATGTCGATGTATTTGAACATCTTGGATTGGATGCGCTGTTGAATTGCATCCCGTTCAGGACAAGGCTGAGTCTTAGACTCCCTAATAAGACCTTCGATCTTATGCAAGGAGGTTTTCATGGTAGTGGGCCACTGTTGTCTCTTACGATCTTCACTGTGGCGATCTGTACCTGGATCCAGAACTTCCCAGATGTTCCCCCAGTACATCTCATCGGCAGTCAACTGACGAGGATAGTTCATCAGTTTCCTGATGCTGGGCATATGCTCAGACGCTCTCCAAAGAGAGCGGATATTGCTGCTTTCCACATTTCCCATGTTGAGCTTGAGTCGTCCGAAATAGTCAACCAGAACGGTATTACTATCGAACTCTTCAAACATCTTTTCAGCAAGATATTGATGACCATCTACAGCACCTTGTCCAAGGTACTTATCCTTCTGACGGGAATTTACAGCGATACCTGAAACGGTACCGATGAAGTGAAGGACCTGAATACCAACCGTATCGAGTCTGCCTTCGAAGAACCTATGGGTATAATCTCTACCGGCAAGGCTCTCGGGAGTGAACACAGCTTGAGGCTTTTCCACACGTTTTCCTGTGGCATCGTATTCCAGATGACCACGAGGAGTGAAATCGCCATTGGGCTTTCTCAGCATATACAGAGCAGGGATACCCAAGACCTTAGGAGCTTTCGGGGTGAGATCCACCTCAGCCTCTGGCTTCTTGTTGAGTCCATGCTTCTGCACAAATGCATCCACATCAACGATTTCCCAACCCTTCTTGGTAAAGAAATCGAGAGCGTCTTTGTAGGCATTCTTTCGTCGGGGAACGATATATGCAGGGCAACCAATCATTAGCCCGAACTCACCATGCTCTTTAACAAGCTCATGCATATTCTCAGCTATTGCTAGCTTAGAGAAGCTGATGAAGATCTTGTTCTTAAAGTAAGACAAGACCGTGCCGATAACCCGAGGCTTCCAATCCTTTGGTTCTATGAAATCATAGTCCCTATTCCTGGAACCATTAGAAAGGAAATAGAAGTTTTTAGCTTCCATTCCCTCTGTCTTAGCGATCTTGGCAGTGAGTTTGGATATGGACTTCTTAAAGAAGTAGGCTAAGCCTTCCTTATCAATTTCTGGGGTTTGATCGTGATACCACAAGCCTGATCCAAAAGGATCTTTGTGGGTGGTCAAGAGAGTAACCAGTTCCCGGAGAAGCTTCTCATTACCAATACCACTATCAGCTAGCAGTTTCAGACGCAGGGTATAGTCTGAAGTTCCCATCTTGAAACTATGGCGAACTAAACGCTGTCTAGCATCTTCCATGGTCAGGATGGGCTTATGATAACCCATAGAGTCTAGATCACTACCCTTTGTAAAGGGTGCTTCACCATCCAGGAAAGCCTTAAGCTTGTCTGGATAGGTCGTAGCATAGTGCTCAGTAGCAGTTCTAACCATCGAGTCCCTAAGGATCTGGAACTGATAAGCAGTCTTAGCACGAGATACCTTGCTAAAAAGCTGCTTGAGTGTTGCCGAAGTTACAGAGGTAATCTGAATGCTCTCACGAGCAGGGGTTACCGTGATGCTGTTAGGAGGAGCCTGGAAGCAAATCTTCCATGTCTTCTTATTCCATCCGTTACCGTCTGGAAGTGAGCTCAAGAACTCAAGGACTTCCCTGAGTTCATTATTGTATTCACCAGATTGTTCGACAGGGTAAATAACATTACCGTAACGTACATAGACGCTGCTGTTGCTGCTAAGACCAAAGTCTTCTCTGGTGCTGATGATGAAGCCTTCTGGGGAAGAGGACAAGTTAAACCTGTCGATCTTCTTACCATTGAACTTAACGTTCATTTCACCATACTTGGCAACATTTTCAATGTAATGCCGAATGGTAGAAATGTCCTGAGAAGACTTGATTGGGATCCTAACTTCTACGCCCTGCTCAGTCGTAGGTACGTCAACGATAACCCTTCGTTCCGGTGTGCCATCTCCATTCGTCCCACGAGAGATTGCATGAACCACCTTGGTTCCATCATGCCAGTTAGTGACTGTGAAATGCTTGGTGTAAGCGAATGGAGCCTTAGAGCCAAGACCGAAGCCACCAGTCTGGTTGCCGTCATTTGTCTTAGTTGAGTTACCATAGACACAGTAGATCTGATGAACAAGATGATGGGGAATGCCAGTACCATAATCACGAAAGACAAGCTCGTTAGCATCCAGTGAAACATCAACAGGAGTGCCCATAACGCCGCTAGCAATATGACTATCCCAGGCATTGCAAAGTACCTCACGTACCATTGCCAACATACCGTTGGCATAAAGAGTATTCGAGAGAATCTCGAAGAAATGACCCGTCTGAGCCATTTGAAATTTTTCTGCTGCACCCCCGCCAATGATAACGTTAGAGGTGTGATCTGTCTGATGTGCGACTTCCAAAGTGTCGTCTCCTTAAGAATATGGGGATAGGTTGCCCTATCCCCTACACAGTAGACCTATGCGGTGTCGATCTACCTAGATTGAAACATCCCCATGAATACGGGCATGTGATTGATAATTTTCCAGATGGAAAGATCCCATCGTGAAGTCGTCAATATCCGTAATGCTCTCATCCATGACCATCTTAGGCAATGGAAGAGGAACACGGGTAAGCTGCTCCTGGATCTGCTCTACGTGGTTCACGTAGATATGCGCAGAACCATAGGTGATGATTAGTCTTCCTGGTTGCAGTCCAGTGACCTGAGCCAGCATATGAGCCAAGAGGGCATAGGAAGCGATGTTGAATGGTACACCCAAGAAAAGATCTGCTGAGCGCTGATACATTTTGAGGTCCAGTTGACCATCGGTCACATTGCACTGAAACATGCAATGGCATGGTGTCAAAGCCATATAAGGCAAATTGACCACATCCCAGGAATCCACAATCATTCTTCGGGATTCAGGGTTGTTCTTGATGGTGGTAATGAGATCAGCGATCTGATCCACTTGACGGGCGTTACCTTCGTAATCAACACCGTCACGCTTACGCCACTGATGACCGTAAATCGGTCCCAGAGCTCCCGTAACAGGATCAGCCCATTCATCCCAGATATGGACGTTCTTCTCAACAAGGTCATTGTTGTTCGTAGAACCAGAGAGGAACCAGAGGGTTTCTTCTGCGATAAGTCGGAATGGGAGCTTCTTCGTTGTGAGGAGTGGGAACCCATCCCCCAAATGATGCTCGATGCTTGGTGGAGAGAAATAATCGATAGTACCGGTGCCGGTTCTATCACCTTTCTTGGTTCCCTGATGGAGAACCAAATTGATCAGGTCGAGGTATTGTTTCATGTTTTTCAAACCTAAAGAATCGGTTTTCGTTAGGAACTCGATACCATCCCTCTTCATAAAGACGATCGATTTCCAAGCTGAGATGGCGTTCCCCATTGACTAGGGATCGCAGCGGACGAACAATCGTTCTGTAGCTTTCTATAGGCAATGGGGATACTCCGTTACTTGGCGATGGTAACGCCAACGTCTGCGAGAAGCTTCAGAATCGTATTCGAAGATTCCGTTACAGCAACACTGCCACCTTCGGTGACGAGAACAACGAGATCCTGTTCAGGCTGACCCTCACCGAGGCTACCAACGGTATCTTCAATTGCATTGATCTTGTCGGCACGAACCGAAAAGAACTTGTTGTCTGTTGCCTTACGCACGCGAATGAATGCACTCATTGTCTGTCCTTATAATATGCCCGATGTTACGGGTGTGCTTGATTGCACATAACTACCCAGAGAACTGGGTAGGCTCTACAATCAGTATTCGAAATCAAATCGTAGTCTTTGTCCAAAAGTCCCGAAGAACGTGAGATCTGTTGGACTAGGGGTACTGTCTAGAAGCTCCTTCATAGGAAGTTCTGAATCGTCCAGTACCTCATTTTCTTTGGAGAAGAGGTGCTTTCTTCCCTTGGTTCCATGTTCTCTTCGAATAGTCGAAGGAATGTGGTCATGCTTGTTGCGTGTCTTGCCGCCTAAGTACATTGGGTGACTCCGTAGGTCTGATACAGCAATCGCTCTACCAGACTTTCCCATAAAGGATAAGAGTAACCCAAAGGGCTTTACACAAAATGTGTAGGACTTGATCGACGTGGATATTAATGAATCCTTTCGACTTAGCTAGGTCAATGAAAAAGTGAATAATCACTTCACAGATCCCCAATAAAACAGATCCAGTCACAATGCCCACAGGGAGCCCGTGGATCGCTGCATGAGCGAAGTTGGCATGGTACCAAGGAATATACCTTGGTGTGAATCCTGGGTTTTTCTGACAGGCAAGAAAGTCCCCTTGACCGGGGTAGTCAAACCAGAAATGTAGACCTACCAGCAGCAAAAATGCACTGAGTAAGTCATGGTTTAAAAGCTCCATCACCATAGAGGTCGATTGTCCTTTTTCTTTGATCTTCCATGCGTTGAGCTGCTAGCTCAGCTTCATAGACTTGGTTGATTGTTCGTGTGTCGGGAAGATCCCAATCACTACCTACTCCCCATTCCTCACGGAGAGTTCTCAGCACAGTGAGTGCGCTATCCCGTTGCTGCTCGATGATGTTCAATTGGTTCGACTTACGTCTAACATAGTGGGTTCTAGCAGCGACTATCGTCTTGTGAGCCCAACCTTTTGAATTACCTTTGTAGATCCTGCGTTTCTTGGATCCATCGAAGATAAGGTAAGTGTGCAAGGTTTCCGATATGATTGGGTATTCCCAACACTGAAATATTGGATAGGAATTCCCAGGCCAATCTTTGTTGACCCAAGAAGTGTCATAACGATATAGATAACCTATATCGCTATGAGCTACTCGGACTGTCCTAGCTGCGTTCGAAGATCGGAGGGACTGGCGCATCTGCTTGAGATTGGTACTTGCCGTCATAGTACGCATGATCCTTTAGCTCATGGAATACTGCTTTGGCGATTCCAGTTCCTGCCTCAATGGTCACAGGCTCCAGACCATGAAAGATAATCTCGATGGTCAGGAATCCTTCCCATCCTGGTTCCATGTCGGTACCAAGGGTGGCGTCGAAGAATCGTCTTGCATGGGTGGATTTGTTTCTAAGTTCTCCCCAGAGATCTGGGGGGAGCTTGAATTGTTCGATGCTGCTAGCAAGAGCAGTGCGCCCAATGGACTCAACGAAATTAGTCTCCGATGTGTAGACTCGAGTGTATCCATGAATTGCTTTCTGTACTCGCTGTACAACATACCCATGTGTTAAATGGATACTGCCTTGATTGGTAATGAGATGCAGGATTTCTTCAGCATCTGGCGGAAAGTATTCGATTTTTTGTTTGACACGAATGTCATACCCAACCTCGGAAAGCCCATAGCTTACGCCATGGGATCTTTCTTTGGTGAAGATCATGTCTTTGATGGGTTTTAGCAGTTTTAGGTAGACGCCATTAATGATCATTCTGGTGTTACCTCATCAAGAATTTTCTCAGCTTCCATTGCTGTTAGACGGCAGTTGTAGATCAATAGTTCTACAGCTTCGTCATAAGTAATATCATTGTTGAGATACGCAGATACGATCTCTTCTTCATTACTCATTATCGAGATCCTCTACTGCTTGCTGAAAAGCGAGAGATAGCATCAAAGCCTCAGTGGTACTCATATAAATCTTATCCGAGGTTTCGCCTTGGATAGATAAATATATTTGACCTTTTTTGGTGTTACCAACAACAAAGGTGATTCCACCGAGAACCAGTGCTGAGAGGCTCTGCTCTCCTGCATCATCTGGTTCACGCTCATAATCTGATGGCAATGGCATAACTCACTCCCTAATGTGTAGCATCCTGCCCTGGTTAACAGTGGCATGAGGGTTATTGAGAACTACCCAAATGATTTCCACCCCAGGTACTTTCCTCATCTTGTCGCAGTATAGGTCGCTAAAGATGATAGCAGCACGGGGTTTATGTTTTTCTAGGTAGTCAGCGACCAGATGGAGTGATGTACCACCACGACCCTGTACGATGACTTCTTTGAACTCATCCTCATCAGTCCAGGTATCGATACGTTGAACGATCTCATCAAACTGGAAGAGTGTGACTGTCTTAGGTCTGAAGCGTTCTTTGATATATTTGACTTCAGAGGTACAACGCACAACCATGGGGTCGAGCATAGATCCTGAAACATCTATACCGTAGAAGAGGTCTTCAAGACCTTCCATCTCTTCGAACCAAGGAAGGTATATGTCGTTGTAACGACGATCCCTACAGTTCCATGAGTAGTCTTCTTCGATAAGAGCATCCATCATGTTAATCATTTCCTTCTCCCAAGCTATCTTAGGAGTAAGAAACTGTTTGATGGTGTCTAGAGTAGCATCCGGTGAACCTTCACCTGCCATCTTTGCTGCCTGAGCAGCAGTCTGGACAATGGCGATTACCTTGAGCTGTTCCTCAGAGACCTGACCGGAGTCAAGATCCTCTTCGTCACTTGGTTCAATGAGATCTACCCAGGTGGATGGATCATTAGGATCAATGCCATGTTCCTTGCAGAACTCTTCCCAAGCTTCATCGTCCTTCTTCTTCAGATCATCATAGATGTCTTCAGCAGTCCAACCATCATAGGAATGATCGAGCCAGAACTTGAAGGGAATACCTTCCCAAGAATACCCCTGATCATCAAGGGTATTATTGATCCAGATGTCACAAGCTGCATTCCATCTCCTTGGATCCTTACCGTAATGGTAGATCGTATCCAAGCGAGCAACGTGCCACAGCTCATGCATGAAGATTGTGAGACGTGTTCCATGCGGAAGTGACAGGAAGAATTTGGGGCTCCAGAACATGTTGATACCGTTGGTAGCAGCAGTCTTTTTCTTGGAGTCCCAAATGTATGTAAGCCCACTCATGAGTGAGCCAAAGAAGGTAGCGAAGTCCCTCTTGACTTCTCCCTTACTATTCTTGGAAAGGAAGATGTCACGTTTTACGTGGTCGAGGAGACGATTAAGTTTCTCGTAGTCTTCCTCTTCAGGAATAGCTTCAGCTAACTGCATCGAACATATACTTTGCAAATTTGACTGCGATGGGTCCGAACTCGGGAAGCTCACGCAGTTCAGGGTTGCTGGGAAGTGTCATACGGAAGAACAGAACCTGGAAGGTCATATCAAATCGACCAATATAGGTAGCGATCTGATTGAAATTCTTCTTGTTTGTCTTCTGGGAGAAGCTGGAAACTACTGCCCACTTGAGCTGAGGATTTGTCGGAAGCGGGTATGAGTTTGGTTCACGAAGAACGTCCTCAAATTTCGGCATATCCTGATAGACATCAAGGAAGGTCAGGAAGTCGGCAGCTACGCCAGAGGTGATAGTACCACCAATCAGGGGCAGATGTGCACGAGTGATTTTCTCACCCTTGATCTGTTCCTGTACACTGTCCCAGGTACGCGGGCAGCAAAAGGTGTCATCAGAGTGATCAGGACGGAAGTCATTGATCTTGTTTGGTTCTGAGGACAGATAGGCGATGACACGATCATCCCATTTTTGTTTGATCATGACATGGTTGATGAACTCATCATTGTTGAGTTCAATATTATAGGTGGTCAATCGAGACTGCATAGCAGTACCGATGTTGGTGGTGATAGCACGGTCTGTGTCACGGTTACCCGCACACATGACTGCTACATTAGGATGGAGGTCATACTGACCAACCTTCTTATCCAGCACCAGCTTGTACGCTGCTGCCAGAACTGCTTTGGAGCCAGAGTTGAACTCATCCAGGAACAGGAGCCACCCATTCGTACCCTTCACTGGTTCATCTTTCCCCTTAATGGGGAAGAAGTCGAAGGGATTAAAGCTAGACCTTCCATTCTGGATCTCAGGCAAGCCTGTCAGATCGGTCGGAGCAGAGGTGCTGATACGATGGTCGATCAGCTTAAGATTGAATTCCTGGGCAAGCTCTGCTGCCATAGCGGACTTACCAATCCCTGGTGAGGACTTCAGGTAAGGAACCTTACGAGCCTTCAGGGTCATTTTAATAAGAGGCATAGCCCTCAAGGGACTGACTGCATTCGCGTTACTCATTTTCTGTCCTTGTTAGTGTTTGTCGTCGTTGAATTGAGTAGGGAGGGGAACGACCCCTCCCCCACTAGACCATTGATGTAAACATCGCTCTTGCCGATGGAGAGGCGCAGAGTAGCTCCAAGGAGATCCTTCTTCCTTATCAACGCTAAAGGGATCTGACCCCTCGACTCCTTCCCCTACCGATGTGACCCGAGCTCATGCCGGTCTAGATTTAAACAGTGGGGATATACCACTCATGGAACATGTCGTTAGTGAAATGGGTATAGTTTTCCCCATCTTTCACGATCCAATCCCCAGATTCGAGTATGGTACTTTCTGCACCATTGATCAGGTAATCGATTTTGCCATGGGTATGGATATTTCCATCCAGTGCCATCTGGATAGCCCAACGAGGGATGCAAGCGGTATCAGTGCCTACGTCCCTGAAATATTGCCATGCCTCTACCTGCCGAGGCTTCGCGGTGTAACTGAACATCTTTTCTCTCCTTGGCTCAAGACCATTAAACCAAGAAAATGAATGATGGGAATGTGTATTTTAGTACCTGGGTCCGTATTTGCGGATTTCATCCGCATAATCCATCAAGGATTGCTTTTCAGCACCACCTGCCTTGGATCTCTCAGAAGCCTCTAGGTCGGCTTCATCAGGTGTCGTGTATTCTGGGAAGGATCTACCGGTAACCCGCTCTGTGAGGCTAGCAAGCCCTCTAGCGGTCTCCTCAGGGACGAGGAGAGGTTTACCATTGCGCTGCCACCAAAGCTGAGGGATGTTTTTAAACGTCCCTTGAGGAGTATCTACCGTAGCGGTGTACTCGGTGGATGGACCCCCAAGACCTACATCCTGGGGGTGATTAATTTTGGGATCATATGGAGCCAACTTGAGGGAATTCCACATAAGGAAATCCTGAGCCATCTTGTCAGCATCCATGATAAAAATCCTTACGTAACAGTAATCGTGATCGTATCGAGTGCAGCATTATCTACACTAGATTTCGCAGTGATAACAGTGCTACCAGCAGCAACACCAGTCACAAGACCGGTCGAGTTGACAGTTGCCTTGGCAGGGGTACCACTCGTCCAGACGATATCCTCAGACGTAGCTTCCTCAGGAAGAGTACGAGCATAAAGCTGTAGAGTATGGTTAGCACCAGCGGCAGCAGTAACTGTGCCAGTTGCACCATTGGTAATCTCAACACCGACAACATCCCAATTGATGGTGACGTTTGCCATGTCCGTCCAACCATGCTTGTAGCAGAGTTCCTGAACATGCTGATAAAGGACGTGAGAGTCATTGAAAGTCGTCTGACCAGACAGATTGTCAGGCTCTACGTCATGAATAACGTCACCGATATCAGTTGCACCAGCAGGAAGAGTGTCAGCAGCACGCTGCATGGTAACAACAGCAGTGTTACCGGTTGCCTTAAAGGCACATTGATAAGTAGTCATAAGGATCCTCATAAAAGAAAAGAGCGGGGCTAGCCCGCTCCTTATATATTGAAAACACTTTGGTTTAAAGTGTTATGCGACCTGTGGCAGGTAAGGGTGGTTCACATCTCTTGCCAGCAACTTAGTACGCAGGGAAGTGTAGTCTACGTTCTGCACTTCGATGTTTCCGTCAATTGCCATAGAGGCAATGACGCCTGCTGCTTCACCCTTATGACCACCAGTTGGCTCAAGACGGCTCATGTACCAGCAGAGAATCGTGCAGGACGAAGCCCAAGGAACGATAACGTTCGTCTTGACACCAACGTCAGGGACAATCTCTTCCAAAGGAATTGGAGCCATACGGTCAACACCAGCTTGGAGACCACCTGGAACAGAACCCTGAGTGTAGAGAAGTCCGCCAGAGGCTACCTTCCATTCAGGATGCTTATCGCAGTCATAGGAGGTTGCAGCAATGGTCTTGTCAGACCGAAGCGACGTACCATCCGTCTTGCAATAATCCTGTGCAGTCGAGACGTAACCAGTGTTTTTGAGGCGCCAGACAGGATCACGCTGATACGGACGGTTAGGCCAGAACAGGAGACCATCTGGACCTGGATCCAGGAAAGTACCTGCATCAAGTCCAAGAGCTAGCATGGAGGTACGCAACGAGGAAGGAATACGAGAATCCCCCGAGTTGTTGTGCCACCAGAACCAACCAAGCTGATAATCCCGGAGGTCATCGATAACTGCCTTACGAGCAGCAGAATCCGCTGCCGTGGCATAACGATAACCAGAACCAGGAAGGTCAGTAGACAGACCGCCCGAACCGTTGTTCACATCGATCTTGTTCGATGTGCCACCGACTGCAAATTGCAGCAGAGTTTGGGTACCGGACAGGTTGCTAATCTGTGCACTTGGATTGAGGACATAGGCACGACCGGCAGTCTCATAACGTAGAGCATTATAGTTACGATGTGGATCCATAGTGGTAACTGGAACCACACGAGCAGGATCAGTCGTCATGGCGAGACGATAGTTCATGCTCTCAAGAGCAGTGATGGCATTACCAATGGTCAAACCAGGAAGAGGCATTTCACCCTGAATATCAGGGAGAAGACCAGATCCAGAGTTACCTTCAGTGATGTAAGGGCTGATGTCTGAACCATAGGGCTTGCTCATGGAGCCGGAGCCCTTGTAACCGTTGTTGGCTTCAGAACCAGATCCAGCAGCTTCGATACCAGTGATGGTAGGAATACCAGTGGACATGTGGTTGTATTCGCCATCATAGTCAGCGGATACAAAGACCTTACCGGTAAAGGTTCTGCCATCCTTAGTATGGAGAGCAGTGTCTTTCGTACCTACCGAGGTAATGGACTGAATACCGGTAGAGAAGTAGACAGGGATATCCTGACCAAAGATCAGAGTACCATTGGTTCGTGCTGGATCTAGCATACGACGAACAGCTTGGCAGAACTGCCAGCTTTCAACAGAGTTACCTGCTTGGTTGTTCGTATCTGCACGGTTGATGATCGTGGTGTTTACCCACTGGGTCAGATCTCGATAGAGACCCTTCATTGCCGTGTAGTTGTAGCAGTCCACATAGGCAAGACCGGATGCAGGCATACCACCGATATCCCAGTCCGTCTTAGCGTGCTCATCACAGACGATGCAGACGCTCTTGCCTTCCTGCTTGGCAGCATAAGCAGCACAGACAGCAGTCCAGCTAGCACCATAGACCACGACATCGTAATCGGCAGTGGTTGGGGCTTTACCAGCTTCGTAGTAATCGACCATACCAAAGCGAACTTTGTAGTAGTAGTCGAGCAGAGCAGCACTGACTTCCCGATTCTGAGCATCAGTCAAGGTGACCTTGAAGATTGCAAAGAGACCGCAATCCTTGCCTGCTGAGGCACCACCATTAATACCACCAAGGTGGATTGTTGGATTGGTTGCTGGAGCAACATAGGTAGTGGAGGTGTCTTCACGCTTGATACCAAAGGTATCCAGCTTGTTAGGACGGATGGAGTACATACCCTGACCAGGGGTGAAGGTAGTACCTACTGATGCATAGTTTGTACCCTGAAGACGGGCATTGAACTTGTTCGAAGCGTCACGGGTGTTAGCAGCAATACCATCACCACCAGCGGTCTGAGCACCAAAGTCACCACCCGAGGCACCCGCAGTGGTGCGTGAGTAGAAGAAGATGGTGAACTGCCCCTGAGCAAAGCTCTGGAGACCAATACCGGTATTGTATTTAGGCGTACCGAAAGCACTCCACTTATCGTTGGCAGTGTAAGTGGGAACGGTAGTTACGGGTACCAGATCGTTGGTTCCAGGGTGAATCTGGTTAACACGAGCTTGTACTTCCGTAGGTGTAGATGGGACATAAAGAGCAGCCCAATCAGCAACGCTAACACCAGCAGCCTTAACACGTACCACCATACGGTCAAAAGCAAGCTTCTGACGACGAGTCATGGGGATACCAGCAGCAGTACGAGACACTTGAAGTGCATCGGTTTCTGCTTGGAAAGTGTAGTCAGGGAGCGAGGTAGTCGTGATGGTGATGTTGTTCGTAAGGGTACGACCAGTAGACATCGTAAGCGTAAGAGCTACAGTACCTGCCGACACAGCGCTGAGACCCTTGACGATCCTGTTACCAGAGGCAATAGCGAATCGACCATCATTTGGCGAAATGCTGGAGATTACCTCATTGGCTCCAACGTCAAAACCGGTAACGGTAAAGACGGTAGCGCCATCAGCAATCTCATCAGTGATAGAGGCAGTCGTAGGTGCAAGCGTACCTTCAACAGCATTGCTGACGTTGATGTTGATCGTTCTCGTGACCGGTCCACCAGTACCAGCAGCTTGAACAGTGACGCTGTGGAAAGCTTTGGTCTCATAGTCGATAGCAGCAGCCAGATTGAGGTTGTTACCAGAGATAACGAACTTGCTATCTGGGTCAGCAATCTTGGTGAAGGTATAAGAACCTGAACCATTGGTAATAGAGAGAACGCCTACCGTAGTACCTACAGTGGCAGACTCAACAATGTTGACAGCAGAGATGTTGATAATTGGGTCATTCTCGTTGCTTACGTTAAATACATGCGAACGAGTAAGAGGACCACCGACACCATCAGCCTGCACATCGATAGTATGAGAAGTCTTAGTCTCATAATCCAATGCAGCAGCAAGCTTGATGTTGGAACCTTCAATTACGAACTTGCCATCAGTATCTGACAGTTCTGTGAAGATGTAGGATCCAGAGCCATTGAGGACAGAGAGTGTCGATACAATAGTACCAACAGGAGTGTTCTCAGCGATCTCACCACTATCACTATAGGTGATAGCCTTCTGTCCAACATAGAGAATGGACAGAATATGGACCGAGTTCATGTCCTGAACACCAACCTTGTACAGAGCATCTCTGACATGGTGATACATGACGTGGTTATGATCCCAGCCTTCTGGATCATTGCTACCACCATGTTCGAAAGATCCCGCGAGTACATATGGAGCAGCAAGATCAGCAAGACCTTGTTCCCTAATCCTCACACTCTTGGTTCCAGGATTATAAAATACTCTCAAAATGCTCATTAGTTCTTCCTAGCTAGGTGGTTTAACTAGGTGGTCTATAACAAAAAAATAACCCCTCCGCTAGGGAGGGGTTACTGTGTAAGCACTGAGTTAGCACTGTTTAGGAGAGGGCGTAGTTGGTATTGAGCACATCAACCCAGAGCCCATGGTCGAGCTTGCCAACTTCCATCTTTCTCCCGGTGATCTGCGTAAGCAGGTGGGAGAGTAGTCGGGATTTGGCGATTCCAGAGAGCAGTATATTGTACTGTTTTCTGAGATCATTTCCGTAGTTAGGTAGGCATCTGAAACAATCATGTACCGCGATGACCTGAAAGGGTCTCCGAGGAAGTGATTGAATAAGGTCCAGAATAACCATCCTATCGACAAGAGGAATAGTATCCAGAGTAAGATGGTCAAGGATCCTAGCACTAAGGAACCCAGACGCCTGATAGTGACTCCAAAGCGCCATGACCATTTTCGCATTCTCATCCTTGGCTCCATGTGTGAAGGTTTTGGTTGAGGGATCGCAGAGGATGTCTCTGATGTATAGAACCTTTTCGAGGTTGTACATGCAGCGACGTGTCATCTCTCGCACGATCATTCCATCAATGGAATGCGTCATGTTAGCACCGAGAGACCGACCTCGCTCCATAGGAGCATTGACGGCATAGCTGACTTCATAAGGCTTGTCCAGGAAATGGACATTTTCAGAAGTCATCTGCATAACCTTAATGTGAACATTGAAGTTATCAGGCATAACCCAATGATAATCATAGGCTTCTGGATTCCACAGAGCAAGCATCTGCTTGTTAAGTTCCCATGCACCAGGGGCTTGATCGTCCATGGTTTGTTCAAAGAGAGCTAAGAGAGCTCCCTCACCAAACACAGACTTAGGCACAGCTTCTGACCCGTAGAGCGAGGTCATTACCGCCTGCTTGGTCTGCTTACGCTCGATCTTGTTTTCGCCTCCTGTGCAGGAGAGCATCGCCTCATAGATCGCCGTATAAGCGTCTTCTCGCTTTCCGGTATCAACCACGTTGCATATCTGAGACGCTTTCCTATCGCCTGTGAGGCAAGCCAAGATTTGTAGTCCAGACGAGGTTGCGTCGAGTGAGATCGGATAGTGACAATTCTTTCCTGCAAGATGGTCATTCCAGGCTTTGACGCCAGCATAATACAATGCGGGCTCTTCAGCTTGCTGAACCAGTGAGAGAAGTTTATCTTCATTGTCCTTGAACCAGTTGAGACGAATGTCCCAATCCTTTTTGTCGAGTCCGAAGTTGTTGGCAATATCAATCTGCAAGTACTCGACACCGCTGAAGAGTTGCATGGTATTTCTCCTGTTAGAATAGGGTGACAAATGGGCCTGTTACTTTCCCATCCCAGTCGATATCTCTATTTGTTTTCTGAAGCTCTACACCTTCAGCTATGTGATAGAACTCGTCACCACCGTACTGGAGGACTATTGCATCCTGAGGGAGCTTCTTAAGCTCCTCAATGAGTTCAGCTACAGTCATTTCACTCTCCGTGATATTGCCATAGGACAGCATTACATTTGCAATGTACTGCTCCGATGGTCATGCCTGTATTGTGGTTGTGGTGAAGATGAACAGGGTTATTGAAGAATCCATTCGGGAATAGATTCTTATTGATTACCTTGTTCTGGATCTCTTTACTGGGTGGACCAGTAAGGACTTCTTTGCAGTGGTAGCAGATACCACCTTGATCTTCTTCGTATGCTTTCCTGATGAGTCGTCTCATCTCGGAAGTCATGGTATTATAGTTCTTAGATTCCAAAGCATTTCTCCTAGATTCTTGTATGTTCCACACTACAGGATACTTTACGGCACCCTCTATAGTCAGCGAATATGTCTGGAACTTCACGTATGAATTCCCATGCCTCCTCTCTTGTATGGAAGAGGATAGGCATAGCTGCAAAGACCCTCCAAGATCTAAAATCACGAGGGTCTCCTTGACATCCATTTGGATTTCTCCATTGAAATTGGATGTAGTAACGGACGTGTTCAGCTTTATAAAGCTCTCTCTTAAGATGCCTAAGCCTCTTGGTTCTTGCTTTCTTGAAGAGTTTTAGTATTGCTTCTTCAACAGACATGTTCGATTACATAAGTAACGAGGTCCAAACGAGCTTTACGAAGATTGTATTCTATTTTCGCAACTTCACCAGGGTACTCAGAATGAGTTCCTTTGAAGGCATGTGCTTCAGCAGCTTTGATGACCTTATCAATCTTCCTCATCAGAACATCTGATTTGAAGCCTTTAAGTGTTCCTTTTGGCATGTCATATCTCCATATGAAAAAAGAGAGCCACTAGGCTCTCTTCACTTTGGTTCCTCTGGATCGTTCCACGTTATGGTAGTGGTAGGCGATTAGCTTGTTACGAGCTTTGACTAGCTCATCTGGATTACTATCCTTTTGGGTTAGCTTCTGCTCGTATTCTTCAAGCTTCTTGTCAAACTGGCTTCTCTTCGACATTGGAGGTAATCTCGAATATGTCATTGCCTATGCGCCTACAGGTATGTCCTGTAAGGGCTTCGTAAGCCTTGGCAAGTCGAATATCATCGATATCGACTACCAGTCCAAGGATAAAGTCCACAAGATCTGTACCTTCTTTAGTGACCTTCTTCGTTTCCACTTGGTTCTCCTTATTAGTGGATTACGCTCGATTCACCTCCAGTCTTCATGACTGAGAGGATCTGGTTAATGCCCTGTGCAGACAATTCTGTAAAACCTATATCTACTGTGTATTCTTTTGCATCTGGATCGTTTGGATCCGGTTGATACCTGAGTCCCAGGTCCCCTTCTGGATGAACCATGAGGGACCATAGTGGGCTTAGTTTAATGCAGGTGTATTCGTCCCTATCATCCTCAAGGGAGTGATCGGTCTCAAACTCAGGTATGTCAGACATATCATTTTCTCTTCCGAGGAGAGCGAGAATGCTCGTTACGTCCGAAGTCGTAACGATAGTTGCCGAATTGATCGTGATTTTCAGACCCTGTTTTGACACTCTTTTCAAAGCATTTGGTATCGATATACATATCAATTCCAGATGATCTGACATCAGAAGGGTACAGGGTGTCAATAGTAATATCTTGTTCCCCTATTTTGAGACTCTTCAGTATGGTCAGACCCTCAGGTGTCTGAAGGTAATGAACCATTACTGTGTACTCTAACGTACCGTAGTCTATAGCTACGAACATCTGCTCCTTATCATGATTGATAATAGGAGTAGGGAGATCATTCTGACACTCCCTGATGAAGCCCTCAACATCGATCTCCTTTGGTTCCATCACCGATACTCTGTGATCTTGATGGGCGGACGAGGATCTTCCTCCTGAACCAATGCAATGATCTGAAGGATGATAAGCTTCTTACCAGCATCTTCACCACGGATACGAATCTCAGCATCTTTCAATGCTTCTGACTTGGTATCCCGCATGGGACCTACGCTCTCACCATCTGTTACCAGGAAGGTGGGTGTAGAAGCTTCCTCATTAATTACTGCTGCGAAGTACTTCGTCTTTTCGTATGCCATTTTCGTAGGCTCCTCGTTGTTTCCATAGTGAGCAAGGTGTTTAAATCCCTTGGCTAGATACCACGAATAACCCAATGGACTCATTGGGTTATACAGCTTGATAAGAGGATTACCTGTGGAATCCTGCTTTCCAACATCTTGTACTAAGGCTTTGCTACCCTTGCTGTAGTAAGAGTAGTCATTAACCAAGCACTCAACATAGTCCCCCTTACGGGCTCTCATAATTTAGTCCTTTCAGTAACAGCCCCCTAGCTGTTCGATGGTTGGGATGAATCCATACTTCTTTTGAAGATCTTCAGCAGAAGCTTTAAGATCCTCCTCAGTAGCAAGAGACAGGTTTCTTTCATAGGTAGGGAACCAAGGGGTGTCACTACCTTCGTAATGGTAGCAGGGCCTCTGTGGTCCTGCATCGTCTCGTGTGGTGGGTCTAAGAGCTAGAGCTGTGATTGTCTTCACACCCCAGCAGACACCAAAGTCATTGGTAAAAATGACCTTATCACCGACTTTATATCGATGAGTCATCATCTTCTTTTTCCACGGTAACCAGGAACTTTTCACCATCTTCATTAGTGAGGTAGAACTGATTACCAATGTACATTTCAGCTTTCCAAGGTTCCTTGTTAAGTTCAAAGCATAGTGCATGAGCCATATCATCCTCATCCATCGATCATCTCTCCTTCAGCAAATTCGATAGTCGCTTTATTCCAAGTGTTTCCTTGGTAATTAACGTGGTACCCCTGGGAGTAGACACGTCCTCGCTTGTCGTACTTATGTGTGAGGTGAAATACGCCTCCAGCGATCTCCGCATGAACAAAGATATCTTTGCAGCTCTCATCATATTTCTTGAACTGAGCTTGACGCATCTTGAAGGATTGAATGGTTTCACCATCCTTTGGCTTATCAAGGGATGACCAAGTGTTATGTATCTGCGTAGCGACATCGTGGTTGATCCTGAACTTGATCTTATTCACTCTGTTGATGTGATCCAGACATACATCGTCGTCGTGATGATTGTTCTTCAAGATCACTGATGACTGAATGGTAAGATACCCTGACTGAGCATTGTTCCTTACCACCTTTGGTTCCACTACCATTGGTAATGGATACTGGTATCTCTCAAGATCGTCTTTCACATCTTGAGTGACATCTATCTTAATGATGAATTCCTCTGTGACAGGTGACCAATCACAGAGGTCGTGTTCAGCACACTTCTTCAATTCTTCCATTGTCATCTGAGAATTCTCAAAATGACGACGTAGAATACCAACTGCTGTTCGTACATTCATACGTTTATGTAGAACCAGTTGGGTAAGGAGATCGAAACCAAATCCTGGAAGGATGTTGTTTTCAAGCATGTGAGCCATCAGTGCTGGCTCTGCTTCGAACTCCTTCTTGATACGCGGTATAAGTTGATTCTTACTGAACAACTTCTCCAGGTCGATTTGATATCCGATGTAATCCATTGCCTTATGCCCTTCTTTGTAGTGCTTCCTGGAGCAGGTCTCCAAGGGATTTACCTGCATCGTCTTCACTGATGATGCGTGCATTCATGTCGAGTCGGGTTATCCCTTGACGAGATAAGTAACCTACTGAATATATCTCCTCATTATCGAAGTCCGAATTGTAGTCGTCTTCGAAGTCACGAGAATCATAGTCCGATGACCAGTCATCCAAGTAATCAGACGCCCAGTCGTCACAATGATTCCGTAGGTCAGAATCATCGTAGTCGTCTTCTTGGTAGAACTGATCCAGTTCTTCTGCCCACTCTTCCTCTTCACGCTTACGCAGTTCAAGGTGAGTTTCGTGCATATCCCAGTAATGAAAGCTCTCAGCTTCACGCTCTAGCTGCTTGAGCTGACGACGCTGCTTCTTACGGTTAGCTTTCTTCCTGCAAGCCTTCATGTTGTTGGAATTACAAGCACCGATGTAACCATCCGATGTGTGATGACCCCCTGCACGGTCACGGTTCTCAGTTGTGATTACAACTTTAACCCATCCATAAGATGCCATTTGTAGTCTCCCCATTAATGTGAAAGAACCAAGAGTTTCCTCCTGGTCCTGGTTCAATCTTTAGCGTGGTTCGATAATCGTCGTAGACTTTCAACTATATCCTTATACCTGCTCAAGAAGTTTGAGCAGATACGTGTTGCTGTGTTGGGATCTGTATTGATCTTGTGAAGCCAAAGACTTTCGTCCTTGTTATCAATAAACAGTTCCATGCCTTCACCAATGGTGATGCCAATACCAATTACGATATTGGGTTGCTCTTGTTCACTGATCATTTAATTGTTCCCCAGTACTTGTATTCCTCTCCGAGGAATGCTTTCCAAGCATTGTCGAATTGGCAGTTACTAGGGGAACCAAGGAAGAGAGGAGCTATGTCCTCATCCTTGTATCCTGCTAGTCCGCAGCCTATTCTGGTGACCTGGAAGCTCTCCTCATTGTAGACCGTAGCGTAGTCGATAAAGCTATCGACGTACTGCTTGATCTCCTTGAGAGGGAGAGTCTTGATCATTTTGTCTTTCGTAGGAATGGCATAGCTATTGCCTGCCAGTCCTGTTCCTTGATGCATCTTGGCACCATGATGCCAGAATGCATACTTAGCAGCACCAGCTCCGTGGTAGCCTGCTTCATTAGATCCAAAGACGAAGATCATTAGGTTTTCCCACAATTTTCACATTTGTTACAATTGTAATTGAGGTGTTTACAGTAAGGACAAGTCCAGTATTTACTGTATTTTGTAATCACTCGTTTACCTCTGTGATGGTTAGAGTATCGGGATCGATTCTGGCAATAACAACTATCCTAGGCATAGGAGTTTGATATTCAAATTGCCAACGATCATAGTCAGCTCCTGGTTGGTTCCAGTAGTTTTGTGTGTATTCAGCAATAGATCTATTGCCTGAGAACTCAACTACATAGAATCCGTTAGGAAGTTCTGTTTTGTCATATTCAAAGATGATCATGGTATTAACTCACCGTTGATATCCTTTTTGACTTTCTTACCGTCGATAGAGACACTGTATCTATCTCCAGCATGGTAAGCCCCATACCAAGACATCATTGGTTCAACAGCTTCTTTGGAGATATCGAACTCGATTTCCTTGGGTGTAGCGCTTCGATTGCTGAACTTAATTCTGACTGTCCCCATTAAAGAATTCCTCCATTCTTTCCATTGTATTTGGCAGAGCCAGATTGAAGATTGGTATCTCATGATGCAGAGCGATGGTTAGAGCCATACCTGTACCGCCTACTACTGCACCTCCTTGGGTCCAGCATACGACAGCTTTGCTTGGTGTCTTGAGATCCTCTCCGAGCATCTGACAGACGTTACGCATCATGAATAACTTGGTGGTATCCTTGAGCATGTACCAAGGATGCATGTCAGGACGCATATCCCAATAGGTACCAGCGAGATCATAGAGCTCCCTGGTATGGTGAGGGACGATACCATCCCTTCCTTCGAAGCGATGCCAAGGCAGGAATTCTGTCTTCTCGACACCGGCACCATCTGCGAATGCTTGGTCTGCCCTCTTGGCTCCCCCTGATCGGAGGTGCCAGCCTATCGACCGCAATACGCTTGCGATAGATGTCATCGTTATGCATACGTCTAAAGGAGTAAGCTGAGAGCCTACTCCTGCGTAGAATTTGCCTTCTTCCACTCGTCATATTCCTTGCGTTTGACTGATGCGATCTCATCAGAGAGGTATCGAATGTTCTCATCGATATGATCTCTGAGTGCACGGGCATCCCTGAGGGTATTCCTCAGGTGGTTCATTACATCATCTTTGGTGATGGTCATGAGTCCAGCTCTCCCAGTGCTTCTTTCACAATGTGAATAACACGTTGCACAGTGGCATTGGGTTGCTTCGTGTTTGTTTCCTTGAGGATGTTCACCAGAGCAGCTTTATATAGTGGTGCTGCTATCTCTGGATCCAGATCCTGAGGAACACTGGACTTTGCATTAGGAGCAGGACGATGGAATGTGAAGCTGTCACCAATAGTATGGATGACACCCAACACATCTACCTTCAACTGAGGAGACATCTGAACCAGAGTTCCTTGGATCCAAGATGTTCCGCCGCTGAGGGTAAGTGCAATCTCAATTGGTCCCCCGATACGATAACGAGGGATAGGGAGTTTCTTACCACCCATCAGTTTGGTTCCTTTGTTGTGAGGAATACTTTGTCACAGTACTCAGTCATGTCCTTCATCACCCTGAAAGTGGTGATATCCATCTGTTCTCCTGCTTCCATCCCAACTATAATAACTTGCAATGAGTCGAGATATTTAATGGCAAGACGCTTACGGAGATCCAACCATCGTTCAGTTGCTTTGATGTCGTCGTGCCCTGTCACGAGGGATTCCTTTCATTGGTCATCGAGCCTGAGAATTTCTGGAATTCCCAGTTAACTTCGATGCTCGTTTCTGTTCTGAATTCGAATTCGAACATCTGATCCAGTCTCTGGATCACACGATTCGCTTGCTTCTCAGCAATTGACTGATGTTCAATGACAGCATCATCAATGGTGATTTCAACTGTGATTTTCATGGACTGTCATACCTTTCCAGTCTGAGCTTGAGCTCGATCCTTGTATGGTGAGCGATCTGACAATCCCTCAAGGTGATTGCCGAGCCTGTTTCCTGGTCATGAGCCAGGATAAGCAGAGCAGGATTTCCCCAGTAATCCTTATGAGCTAATGCAAGATCAGCAAGGGGTTTCAATGCCTCTAGGCATTCATACACAAGTTTCTTCACCGTAGTATTCCTCTACCTCGATCTCGTATTCGTCTGCGAATACCGTTTGCTTCATGGTTCCATGCACTGAGAATTCCAGCACATCAGCAAGTTTTGCTGCTTGAGCCAATGAGGTTACAGCATCGTTCTTAACCTTGATTTTGATCCTGATTTCCATGGTTGATACCCTTTAGGCTATCCCCTGCCAAAAATGATGAGTTGGTATTTAGTATATTGGAATCCCTAGGTTTAGACTAGGTTTAGGTCTATCCCCTGAAAATAAGAGAGGGAGCCAAAGGCTCCCTCAATAGTTGTAGTCATCGTCGGCAGATACAGGTTAAGCGCTACGCTTACCCTTCGGTGCTTCCTGTTCCTGAGCAGGCTTACGAGCAGAGATACCTGCAAAGCCAGCGAGGAACGGATTGTCGTCAGCCTTGACCTCGCCTGCATCAGCCTTGATGCGCTTGACCTGGATCGACAGTCCTTCGATGACCTCTTCCTGACCCGGATTCAGAACCTTGACAGATTCGAGGATCATGTCGAGCAGCGAGTTCGATGCCGACTGAAGAGCATTCCATTCCGCGTTGGAACCACGAATGAGACGGTGTTCCATCGTATCGAGCGGCAGACCATTCGGCAGAGCGACGAACGTGCCGTCCTGAGCGACGATGCCGATGTTGAGCCAATACTGGGTCTGCGGACGCTCTTCGCGAGCAGCAGGAGCATTGCGGGTAGCAGGTGCATTGAAAGTGAGAGCCATCGTAAATCTCCATTTGTTGATGGTTGGAATAACGCCATTTTAGCGCCATAAGGCCCGTAAGGGCCTGCCCAAGTAGGGCAGAGAACCCCAAGGCAAAGTTATCTAAACAACGCGCCTAGCAGCGCGTTATTAACTCTTCATGACCAGCACGATTAGGAATAGTTGGACTAGCAGATATATCATCTGTAACGCCCAGACAAAGCGCTGATTATTGTCTGTAACAACCCCTCTCCAAGGATTGTGTATTGAGAATGCGAGTATGCTGATGAGCGTAGCTCCCAGCATCATGAGTAGAAAGCCTAACATTGACCTACTCGTTTCTGATCCATGTCGTCCTGGATCAATGTGAGTTCGTGATCATCAGGGAGCACATATGCTCCCATCTGAATATCATAGAGGTCTTTGACCTCTGAGGGCATTAGAACCCTGATGGTTCCATCATTGTAGTGTTGCTGAATGATGGGAAGATTACTGACATCAGTCTCCCACTGACTAATCAGTGTTTGATCAGATGTGCAGACTTCACGATCCCACCAAGATTTTAACCAACCCAGCATTGGGATGTTCCTTCATTGTTGTGTTGACGAGTTGTTCTCTTACCAGTGAATGCATCACTGATTCGAGTGATACTCCGAGGTCACGAGCATAGCGTTGTAGAGCATACAACGCATCCTGCGCTTCCCCGTGAGTAGTGTAATCATCCTTGGTTCCCATGAGGCTTAATCCTTATCCGGTATATGAAGTTACCCCATCTATTCCCCGGTTCCAGCAATGCCATAGCATCATAACTGAACCGGGATTTGATGTAGACATTCGGAAATTCCTTATCCTGATACACATTGATAGTGCATCTACGAATTAGTTCATTATGTCCGAATATGGGTGAGACGTAGTGAGGCTCTGGTTTAACCATCGCCTCAATCCTTCTTTAACTGAGGAGCATACTCAACGCCATTGTGATAAATGGCAGTGACAATCTCCGAAGGCATTTCTTTGATCATGAGGATCTTAGGATTACGATTCTCATTACCCCTGCTCATGGCACGAGCTGTGCCACAAGCTTCTTCGAAGGTCATTTCATCGCACCTATCAATTGTTTGATGGTGCGTATCAGTGACTCGAAATGTTCTCATTTGTTGGATGCCTCCTTGTTTAAGGTTCTCAATCTGCGTAGCTAAATCAGATAATTCATGTGAGAGTGCTATACGTTCAGACTCTCCGATTGCATAACGCAGTTTATCGTTAAGCACTCCCATGGTTCTCAGAAGAGTTTTTATCTGATCGCTCATATTTTGATCCCTAAGAGTTGGATTTCTTCCTCCGTAAGCTTGGACAATGCCACGTCACGTTTGATTTTCTGCATGTCATCAGTGACACCAGAGATAGGAATCTCTTCTGCGTCCAGCTTATAGACATGGAATACTCCAGTAACTTCTGGAAATCCCACGTATTTACTGGGTCTCTTCAGGATCTCCAGGATTTCCTGATAAGGCATGGCATGAGGAGTTTCCTCAGATGACATGAAGTTCCACTGATAAGTCTCATCGTAATCCTTTGGATCACGTTCGATATGATACGAATCCTGTTCAGTTGTGAACACGATGGTGTACATGGTTTTGAATGGCGATGTCATTCTGCTAGTTCCTTGATTCGCTTGATAGTTTCCAACTGATCTGCCCAGAATTTCCTATCTACAGCGCGACGTGCACTGTAGCGTAGAGCTTGCTGACAGACCCTCTCAATCTCTGCGAGTTGTTCAGGTGTCATTAGAGATAGAGATGAGCGATTGCATCATCTCCTTCTAACCACAGTTTATGGAAATCCTCACGTCTGATCATGGCATTGTAACCAAGCTCAAGACGTAAAGCGCAGAGAAAGTAATACTCTGCACAGCATTTGCACCAATCTCGGAGACTCCGAGGTTGTGCTGGATCTTTGGAGTGTAGCTCCTCATTGAGAGCTATCGAAAGGTTCTCTTCCTTGGTTCCCAAGATTCTTGAATAGGTGCTCATGACTAACCCCAGATTATCCAAGACCAATAGGTCATGGTGAGCAGTACCCAGATCATGAATGGGTATCCAATCTTGATTGATTTGATCCTTGGATCAGGGATAGCGAATGCTATCCTGGTGAGCAGTGTCATTGTGAGTGCTGTAAGCACTACACCTGCTGGCATATGAAGCCAGAATGGTACTACGAAGTTCATGTCTTTTCCCTTTGGTTCAAGGATTTGATAGGATCAGGATTACTACCCCAATCAAGAAGATTAGGGATATCACCTGAATAATGCCTACCAATATCCAGATGATATCCATCATGTTATTGCTCCTTGGTTCAGAGACCAATGGTCTCTTGATGGAATACGCGATGTTCAAGCCTGCCCCGTATCCAACGAGTCATGGCAAGACCAACTCCTTTGGATTCATCGTTTGCAACAATAAACCACATGATTGGGTTGAGATGCGTCATTGTGCCCTCCGACATACGGTACCATTGTTATCAAGCTGAAGCTTGAAGCATTCGAATGGTGACAGGCGTCTATCCACAACTATTACAGTAGTTGCGTATTCACGCTTGTACAATTTGTAGTATTTGAAGCGAGCGTCATGCATGATCGGATTGATGATCATGAAGTACACAGTTGTGAGCATCATGAGCGGTGCGAGGATGACGATGTAATAGCGAGGCATAGTGAACTCTCCTTGGTTCTACGAACACGGATGATGATAGCGTGACGATATCGATTAGCGAATCGACCCTTAAGATCACGCTTCAAATGTTTCTTGGATGAGTATCGATAGTACAGGTTATCACCTAGCCTATCAGGATGCATAAGGCAGAGACACCAAGTTAACTGCCCATTCCAATTTGTTTTCACACAGGAACTGTGAGTTCTCGATGATCTGCTAGACATAGCTTACAGTTCTCCATTCCAGAAATGAGAGATCTCATCTGATGCTACCTCTTCAGGTACACAAAGATGACCAACGAGAGCGATAGCTGCCAAGAGCAGCATGATGAGTATTACGATTGCGATTAGCACGTACCACATTGGTACTATCTCCTTGGTTCAATGAGATGATTGTTGTTGGGCCTATTACAGACCCAACGTTTCGATTTGCTGTACCTCAGGTACAGTCTCACCATCATCAAACCAGAAGGTGATGATGCCAGTCCATTTGCTTACACGAATGTTCCACATGGTATTGTCCCCTTGGTTCAATGGTTATTAGTAGATGCCTACGCATAGACACACAGAGCCCCACCTATCCACTACTTGGTAGTGAGCAGGTGAAGCCTTGGTCTATCTATCTGCTAGACTAGTAGTTGGTCTATCAAGCCGTTAGTTCGGGTCCGTTAGGACCCGACCTTGTTCATCTTTGCATGGATGCGTGCATAGACTTCTGCGTATTTGGCTGCGAAGTCTGGCGACTGGTTGATTTTAGTTTGGATCTCCGATTCCATTTCGGTGATCTTTAGTGATGCCTTCATGACAGCTATGCTTGAGTATTCATCTCGCATTGCAACCTGATCAGCATGTTGCTTGAACTGCATGTCAGATACATACATATCCAGCATGTTAGATCCACGTCCCAGTGCAGTGACCAGTGAGGTCACAGCGTTAGCCGTGGTGTCCACAGTACCAAGCAGGTTGGATACAGTAGTGGTGATGGTTGTCATCATTATCTCCATAGTTAGACATACCTATAAGGTCCGTAAGGACCATACCCATAGTGGTAGTATGGGGGGGGGTGTCTGGAGTGTAGGGGGCAAAGCCCCAATAGTGTCCTGTATTAGTAGGTAACTATGATGATTTCCATACTGCAAAATATAGCGCAGAAGCTATCTATATAAGCGAATGCTAATCATGTGATTCATACCAATGATGATTGCATTCCTTACAGGTTATCTTGAAGTGGTTCCTGTAACCCTTGTCGTAGTCTTCTTGTTCATAAGACATGACTGCTGTAACTCGTTTATCGCATTTGCTACAACGTGCTTGGATATCATGAGCTTTCATGAAACACTTCTTTCTAAATATATAGCGGGGAAAATTGACTATAAGGAAATGTGTTTGAATTGTGTCAGATCTTGACTATCTGGAAGTACCAATGGTCTTCATATACTAGATAGCATACATGGTAATGACCAATGTAGAAGTCCCATCCATGACCAAATCCCTGGTCTATCTTACGAATGAACTTCATTACATTGGTTCCTTATCTATCTTCTCCTGTTTCCATAAGAGCTTCTGCACGAAGAAGAAGATCCACTGCTTGCTCCAGTAGGTTCCTTACCTTGAGTGAGCAGTGTGGGTACACACTATCAATGTGGTTACGTGAAAGGTTCAGCTTGTAGATCTTATGACCTACATACATCTGACCTTCATCGTCATAGAGCTTAGCCATTGTTCTTCTCCAATACGAGTCTGGTTAGTTCCTTCTCCATCTCTCTGTTGAGACGTTGATACTCAACTACTGTACTAACAAGGTTCTCTATTACGTCAGTGGATACTCGAACGTAGTTCTCCTGAGACATAGTAGCTTGGATGCTTAGCCCCTCCAGTAGTCTCTTGAGTTGGACCTCGTTAATCGACACGATGTTTCTCCAGAAGCAAACGAGAGATCTCTTCAGACATATGTTCGTAGTGATCTAGGAACCTACGAAGGGAATCCTTGCGTTGCTGCATATGTGCTACTGAGAGGTTTACTCTGACAGCTCCACTGTCCATATCGTGATAGAAGAACTTATCGCAAAGATCCCTGAGCAGGGTGATGTCTAGTTCACTGGGTTCCTTCATACATCCCTTCCATCATCTTCATTGATCATGGTAAGAGCTGTGTCTATCTCCTTGATCCATCTACCGATTATGTTCTTGATAGCTTCGTCCTCAGCAATGAGTTTGTTCTCATGCATAAGAACCCGGATCTGGCATAGCCTAGCGATGACCAGTCTGTCACGTTCTGTGTAGGTTGCCATCTTACTTCTCCTGGTTCAGTCTGCTGATCTCATCTTGTAAGCAGGAGACGTATTCAATGATGTGGTAAAGATCCAAGGGCACTACAGCGATGGAGGTAGCTCCTGTCTCAATGTACTTCTTGTAATTCTCGATACGTGCCTCGACAGATTGCACCCAGACCTTTGATGGGTAGTTACCATTGGTCGCTTCCCACAACAAACGAATCGGAATGTAAGGAGCTTCGTTCACTTAGGTTCTCCTAGAACCAGGAGGGATAGGGCGAGTACTTCATCCTCAAGCTGGTTACGTTCTCTAGCTATGCCTCGGATATCTTCCAGAACTTGGATGATCTCATCTCTTCTCAAACTAAAGAAGGTCTTAGCATTAAAAGCAGCACTCAATTGAGTGCATAATTTTATCTGACGAAGCTCTCTGTCTGTTAGCTCTGCCATGTCACTGCCTGTCTAGGAGATTGCTTAACTGAACCAGTTCATTGGAGAGCTTGTTGTTCTCACCGATGATGTTACGGATAGATCTAAGCAAAGGAAGGAAGTCTTGCTGATCAATAATGTGTCTAGGCTTTCTCCACCTAGCACTCTCCTCGATACCTCTTAGCATACTGCTAAGAACTCGTGCATCCAGACCATCTAAGCTCTCTTCGGGATAAGCATTCATGAAGAGCTCAATGAACTCACCTGTTCGATCTAGCTTCGTAACCATAGTTATGCTTCGCCTTCTGATTCAGTGAAGAGATCACCTCTCTCAACATAGTTCTCCAAGAGAACATGAGACATGTTCTCGGTTAGATGATTGAGTTCCTGATCCTTGAGTTCCAGAGAAAGAGTAATAGACCAGAGCTCTTCCCTGGTTACGGTAGTCATACCGTTAGGATTGGTGTTTGCCTTTGCCCTTAGTTTATCTAGCAAAGCCTTTACTCTGGTATGCGTTAGCTCACCATCCATCAGTAGAGATACAGAGGTGTTGGTCCCAGAGGTCGCCATTCCATCTTCTCTCTTTTAACCATGTTGAAGTATTCTGTGGGAATGCCTTGGAACTCAGGGATGACGCTAGCAAGCTGTTCCTCTAGGAACTCTATGTATCGATCCAGAGTTCTGAAGTCGTTCTCATCTAAACGTGTTGCACCTGCAAGACCGAACTTGGCGTTCTCTTTCACCACATTCTTGACATGAACTATGTCTCTCGGATCGGGCTGTACGTTCACAAAGGGGTTTCTCATCCTTGGTTCCATTTGATTAGTATCGGGGGAGCTTCGCGACCGGTACGCTAGATCTCCCCCTATCCTGCGGTTACAGCAACCTTCTTGAGAAGGAAGTGGACTACCCTCCCTTACTGATTCGTTCGACAATCAGTTGAACCCGAAACAGCTTCAAGCCTGTTCCTGCTTAAGGGGAAGGTGGCAGCGGGCTGTACACTGGACCATCCCGATCTGACCCATAAGCTTACCTCGGTGTGCTCCAAGGTGTAAGGCAGGATGAATCCTACGTTACTGCTCGACCACCTGTCGCCATGGGCTTTTACACTATACAGAGCCAAGTGGGTGGATGGGGTTTCTAAATCTACAATCACCCTGAGGGCTGTAGCACGGCACAAGTCGTATTCGTATGCAATTAGGTGAGCGACAGGAGGAGGAATCGAACCTCCACCAAGGGTATTATCCCCACAGGTTATTGCAAGTCCCCTGTGCATTATCCCCCTTGGCTCCATGAACCCGTCTTCCAGCATTCAGTACTACTAGCTGTTAGGATCCTGTCATAGATACCCAGTTATACAGATGGGCGCTGTGCCTATACGGGATGCTCCGGGGCATGTAAGTGTACCCAGCCAAATCCCCGAACTGACCTGTCATCGTTTGATCTAGGTCTATGACGTAGATCTCATACCAGAGAGATGCATCGTAGGATTACATTAAGATGTGATTACAGCGAGACAGGTTTGCTTAGCCCTACCTGCCTAGGTTCTAGACCCTAGTGAAGATAAGGTACTTGCACATGCATTAATAGTTTCGAACCTACCAATACAATACACAAGCGTATCCTGCCTCTCGATAATCACATCTATTCCAATTAAAGCGCCTCATCTATTTGGGATGAAGCTGTCTAATAGGAAGGGACTCAGGGGGATCTGGTTTACATTGGGTAAGTGCGAATCACCGAACGAAACAAAAGATCCCCCATATTGCCAGTACCCGGTAGGGGTGCAGATGCCTAGTTAAAGACAATCCTACCGAATTAGTTAGAAGCCCTTGGCAGCACGCTCAGCACGCTCTGCCTTGTTCTTCTCGATGCGTTCATTGATCTGGTTCTGCTCGTGGTCGTTGGTCACGCTACGCGGACGCTCAGACGATACGGCAACCGTACCACACGATGCAAGACCTGCAACAACAAAGAGACCTGCTGCTGCGAGAAAGATGTTCTTCTTGATCATAAAATTTTCCTATAGGTTTTTGGGATTTGCAAAGGCGTATTAGCCCGAAAAAGAACTGTAAGGCAAGTGGAACTGACCCACTCTAATTCCTCAGCGTCAGTAGCTGTTGGGGACGCCACCCATTAACACAGCTTCTCAGAGGATTACCTACAGTTCTTTTTGGTTCGTGAAGATCATCAGAAGCTTTTCCAGCACTAGCTATCTGATTGCGTGGGGCGGAGAGGCGACGGGAAAACCTTATGAGGTGGCAAAGGAAGGACACTCATAAATAAAACCGGAGCGAAGCTCATACCCGCTGGACCCAAGAAAGAACCAACCACTCTGTCGGGGCGAAAGGCATAACTCCCCTCGCAGTTGGTTCAATTAGAATTAATACACCTAGGCTATTCCATCTTTCCTAGGTTTGCAAGGGTGGAGATTATGGACCTTGCTCTCTATCCACAGACTCGTGAGAATACTATGGAGAAACTTTAATTGGTGGACATGGTGAGACTCGGTTGGATCTGATACCCGGGTATCTCCCCTTCCCCTACTCACACTGACGGGCACATGGTCCCTGCCTCTTGCGTTGTGCTTGGGCTACACGTCCTATCCCTTGCGGGATCTGCAAACTGGTTGGGGAACCTGGATTCGAACCAGGGGTGGGAGTACCAAAAACTCCTGCCGTACCGCTTGGCTATTCCCCATGAAAGCAAAGGCAGGAGATAGATTGGTCTCACTCCCTTTGGTTCCAGACTGTGCTTTCCTTTTGTCGGCAGTCATCGACACTTCTTAGGTAGGAAAGCAAACCCCACGGACTATGGCGGTGTTATCCGTGATTGGCTCTGAGGGTAACCATAAATGATTAGTCCCGTTCCGCTAGCCTGAGTCTTAAAGATCTTCAGTGATGAATCGAATCATCTCTTCAGCCTGTGTTGCATCCAGCAGGTTAGTACCTAAGGGTTCATGCACCATAGGGTGGGCAGTGTGTTCATTGAACTCCCGCTTGAAGCTGATGCCTCCATCGGGGTTGAACGTATGAGGCAATCGCCATTGAAGGAAGCGATTGACCATGTGATGGATCTGATCGTCTGTCATGTCAACATCCTGTAAATGATTGGCTGGGGAGGTTGGACTCGAACCAACGACGAGGAGATTAACAGTCTCCCACTCTACCAACTGAGCTACTCCCCAACACTTGAACCCATTAACCGCAAGCCGTTTCCGGTAGGGTGCCGTCAGGGTACCATGCACCATAGGACCAGGGCAATTATCAGATCCCTGGTTTATTAGATAAGATGGTCGGTGTGGCAAGATTCGAACTTGCGACCCTCTGGTCCCAAACCAGATGCGCTACCAGACTGCGCTACACACCGTGAGTCCCAGTAACTGATACGCAAGATATCAGCTCATCTTCCCTGCCCCGCGACTGAGCGACAGTATGTCTTTGTGAGGGGTGGATACTAACCACCTACCAGAGGCTATGACTCGGACTGCTAAGGCGGTACACACCAGTAAACTCTGGACAGTCATCTTCCCGCTCTATCATTGCTCCGTTTTACGCATCGCTCACAAAGAAGAACCAGTAAGTTTCCCTACTGGTTCAATTAAAGAAGGACACCACATTGAATGGCTTAATCCTGTCTGACTAATCAGATCGTGTCAAGTGTTATCACCCATTGATTACCTCATATGTCATTTCGAAAATGTCAGGCTTGCAGGGGTAGAACTCTCCCTTAACACCTTTGATGATCCAGTCATTGATCTCAGCTACGTGAATAGCCTCACCATTGGCTCCATCTTCCAGTGTCTTAACATGCCAGGGTTTGTCTTCCTGATCCTTGGAGTAGTCATCCCACTTCTCACGAGCAGGATTGTTCAGGATCGATGGGGCTCCATGGATGAAGCTGTGAATCTCAAGGACATTCTTGCCAGTCCATTGAACTGCTTCAATGATTACTGGTTTCTTTCTGAATAGATTGATCATTAGAGTACCTCTTAGAGTTATATTCCTTTAAACGGATATAGCTCCTCCGCTTCCATTTCCATATATAAATATATGAAGATGTACCGGTAGGCGACAAGAAATTAGAAGAAGACAGGACATTAGCAGCGGGGGAGGAATGCCAATAACCCAAGAAGGATAGGGAGGATGAGATCCTTGGTTCCTGTCTTCATCTAAGATCTAGTCAAATACCTATAGTTGGTCTAAAGGTAGTTTGTCTAGTCCATAACAGAGGATAATTTTTAATGGACCGTAATGTTTTAGAAGAACTCTTGAAGGACAAGGCGGTAGCACCGCGTATCACTCTTCAGCAAGTTCAAGACAATATCTCGTCTGTGCATTACTTCTCTGCACGACAGGGTGTCGAAGGTACGTATGAAGGTGGTGTAGATGATGAATGTGTTGATGATGCTCAGCATCTCAAGCTTCTGACCATCTGCACTATCACTGCGAAGAATGGTTTCACCTTCGTTGGTACGAGTGCTTGCGCTTACCCTGAGAACTTCGATGCGGAGATCGGGAAGAAGATCGCCTATGACCGTGCCTTCAATAAGATGTGGGTGCCCATGGGTTACATGCTCAAGCAGGCATGGGCGGATTCCCAACGGAACGACCCACCCCAAGAAACGAACTGGCAAGACCGACTGAAGTCAGAAGTACATGAGCTCCACGAAAAAGCTAACAAGCTCGCGTTCTTCATGCTGAGTGACGAGTACAAGGCTCTCGATGGTTTGAACAAGCAACTGCTCATCCAACAGAAGAACGCCATGAACGAATATGTTGAAATCCTTGAGGATCGCCTCAAGCGCATTTGAAGATACAGGGGCGGGTTGCGTATTACGCACAGGTGACCAACCACCCGCCCCCAACATTACACACCAAAAAAGGAACTGACTTTGATTACCGAGGACGAACTTAAGCAGGCAATGCCCTCTGCAATGAAGACGCTTGTAACCACGCAGATGGTCAACAACTTCAATGCCATTGGTGTGGATCCTGATTTCGCAGACACGCTTAGAGATAATGTGATCTCGTATGCTTCGGTCATGAAAGACGGAAAGTATAAGATTGCCGACTACTTATCGGCGGTTATGTATGTGTCGTATAAGGCTATGGGGTATAACAACCAGGAAGCCTACTCACGGACTCACCCACAGCGATATGCGAATCTTGTAGCTCGTGGTGCCACTCAGAAGGATATCAGCGCCTACGTCGCTGCTTATCACAAGAACCAACTCGTGAATAAGATCATGGAGTTTGTGGCAATCCCTACCTGGGTCCTGAATCAAGATATCTTTCAGAAAGCTATCAACGTTCAAGCTGATCTCATGATCAATGCTCAGAGTGAGAAGGTAAGGATGGAAGCTGCTGACTCATTAATGACGCACCTGAAGCGACCAGAGGTCAAGGGTCTAGAGGTTAAGATCTCGACTGAGGATAACTCTGGTATGAACGAATTGAAGAACACTCTTGCTGATCTTGCTAAGAAGCAGAAGGAAATGATTATGGGTGGTTCTTCAGCTAGGGATATTGCCCACTCTAAGCTCATTGATATCACCCCAGAAAAGAACTGACATGATTAATAAGAAGCAAAGTATCGATGACTGGTTGAATCAAGTTGATTATGATTACCTAAACAATGGTTCATATGTACCAACTGACTTCTCTCTTCTGTTCATGAACTTCATTAAGCTGGTGAATGGTAAGGAAGGGGAATCTTCCAAGACACCAGTCATGCATCTAGCGATGTTGGATAAGACAGTCTCCAGCTCAAGAGACATTGTTAATCTATGTTTCCGTGGTGCAGCTAAGACAACTCTGTATATGGAATACTTTTCCCTATTCCTCGGTGTGTTTACCTATCTACCGAATTTCGGAGAAGTGGACTCCATGATCTACGTATCCGACTCGATGGATAACGGTGTGAAGGCAGCGAGAAAGAACATTGAGTTTCGCTACGAACACTCTGATTTCCTTCAGGAATGGATCCCCAAGGCTCACTTCACAGACAACTATATCCAGTTTGAAAACAAGGAAGGAAAGTTGTTTGGTATCAAGATGTTCGGTGCCAAGACAGGTCTGCGTGGTACCAAGATCTTTGGTAAACGTCCTCCTATCGCAGTGCTCGATGACCTGATCTCGGATGAGGATGCTCGATCCCCTACCTCGCTGGAGGCGATTAAGTCCACCATCTACAAGGCGGTTGACTACGCACTGGATCCAACGAGGAGGAAGGTCATCTTCAATGGTACCCCTTTCAATAAAGAGGATCCGATCATTGAAGCGGTAGAATCAGGCGCATGGGACGTGAACGTCTGGCCTGTATGTGAAACATTCCCCTGCACAAAGGAAGAGTTTAGAGGAGCTTGGGAGGATCGCTTCTCATATGAGTTCATTAATGAACAGTATAAGAAGTCAGTCCTGACGGGTAAGCTCCCCTCCTTCTACCAGGAGCTGATGCTCAGGATCTCCAGTGATGAAGAGCGTCTCGTCCAAGATGGCGAGATTCGCTGGTTCTCTCGCCAAGGTATTCTTCAGAATCGCTCGGCATTTAATTTCTACATCACCACTGACTTCGCCACCACGGATAAGCAGACTAGCGATTTCAGTGTCATATCCGTTTGGGCCTATAACTCTAACGGAGATTGGTTCTGGGTAGACGGTGTTGCCGAGAAGCAGTTGATGGATAAGACTATCAATGATCTGTTCCGACTGGTTCAAGAGTACCGCCCACAGCAGGTCGGCATCGAAGTGTCTGGTCAGCAGGGAGCATTCATCAAGTGGATCCAGCAAGAGCAGCTCAACAGAAACATCTGGTTTACCTTTGCCAGCGATAAAGATTCCGGCAAGCCCGGCATCCACCCAATTGTTAATAAGCTCGCACGATTTAACCTTGTCGTTCCATGGTTCAAAATGGGCAAGATCTATTTCCCAGAAGAGTGGAGGACTAGTCGTGTTGTTGGTATTTTCCTGGAACAAATCAAACTCGCTACGATGAATGGTATTAAAGGGAAAGATGACACCATCGATACTATTTCTCAGCTAGCATACCTTACCCCATGGAAACCAAGTCAAGATGCTGGTAAATACTCTGAAGAAACTAATCGTTGGGAACCAGAGGAAGTCGATCTAGAGACCATCCCTCTCTCATCTTACATTGTTTGAGGACATTATGAATCTAGGTGAACTGTTTAAAAAGCTTTCTCATAGCCACCTCTCCAATCTCAGTATCGGGGATGACGGTGCAGGAACTGTTCCAACTGGCAAGCGAGCACAGGTTGTCACACACATCAATGAGGTTCTGCTTCGTGTGTTTACTAGGTTTGTGCTCTATGAAAAGAGTGTCCTGATCGAGACCTACTCCAGCAGGGTAAACTATCCCCTTGAGACGAGATTCGCTCAGTCTTCCGGGAGTGACGAAACTCACAAATACATTATGGATTTCGAGGAACCCTTTACGGGTGACGTACTGAAGATCCTTGCAGTGTATAATAACTTCGGCGCGACCTTTGTTCTTAATGATATCGAGGACTTCTGGTCTCTCTTCACACCTCAACCAAACGTGCTTCAAGTTCCTCATCCTCAGAATGGTCAGGCTCTTGCAATACAGTATCAAGCTAGACATCCGATAATTCCTTCTGATGCAGAGGATGAATTTCCCCTTTTGGTTCCAGCTTACCTGGAGGGTGCAGTCACTGCTGCGGTAGGTGGTGCCATTATTGGCAGTATGAATGGACAGGATAATCTGTTAAAGCAACAGACACTTACGGCAGAGTACGAAGCTATTTGCTTGGATATCGAATCCAAAGACTTGGTGAACCAAACTGCCTCCACTTCGGATACTAAGTTCGCTAAAAGAGGATTCGTATAATGGCAGGTTTGCCCCCATTCGCTACAGGTACTCCTGAGCTTATCGTAGAGAAAGTACTGATGACATCGTATGATGTTGTTAAGTACGTTGCCCAGAACATGTCATTCATTGTTTCTGTTCAGGGTGGCATTGAAGCAGTGCAGGCAGTTGGTGATAACATCGCTGCTATTATTGCTATTGCTCCCAAGCTCGACTCTATCGAGCAGCTTGCTGAGAACCTGGAAGCAGTCGCTGCTGTTGCTGATAACGTTGAGCAGATTCTCAATATCTACGATGACTTGCAGATCATTGTTAATGCAGCAACTCAAACTGCTGCTGACTCTGCTGCTGCGGTCGCTGCCAAGAATGAATCCATCACCATCAGAGATAACCTGCTTACCAGTATCAATGTACTGGGTAACATCCTGAATGCTGGTGAGGATCCTACGGTATCGTATGACCCTAACCTGAAGCGTCTTACCTTTGGTATGCCGCGAGCTCCATCGAATACGCTGACCATTGGTACGGTCTCCTCTGGTTTAACTGCTGCTGCTAACATCAGTGGTGCTACCCCAGATCAGGTTCTGGATCTCACGCTCCCAACTGGTAACAATGCATGGACTCCTGTCTTTGCACTTGTTGCTAATGGTTCTGCTCTGGTTCAAAAGATTGTAGACTGGACGGGTGGTTCTGGGGCTAAACCTGCGATCAATGTCTACGTTACCTCTACCGGTTTCAGCTCGAATATCGCAGATGGCGTGAACGTTCGTGGTGCTGCGGGTGCAGGTACCGGTGATATGCTCGTTGGTACTTATGACCCAACCGGCAAAAACGGTGACGCTTTCTCCATGGGTAACATGGTGGAAACCTCTGTTGCCAAGATTCTCACTGACGTTGAGCGTACCAAGCTTGCTGGTATTGCAACGGGTGCAACTGCCAACTCCTCCAATGCTACTCTCCTTGCACGAGCGAACCATACGGGAACTCAGGCAATCAGCACGGTTGCTGGTCTCCAAGCTGCTATCGATGCGAAGATCTCTGTCTCTCAGAAGAACGTAGCAAACGGTGTGGCACCTTTGGATGCTTCCATCCTGGTTCCACTTGTTAATCTTCCTGCGAGCGTCAAGGGTACTTTGCAGTATCAGGGTGATTGGGATGCTACGGCGAACACGCCTGCTATCCCTTCAGCTTCTGCCAGCAACAAAGGTTGGTACTATAAAGTAGGCACGGCAGGTACCACTAACATCTCTGGTATTAACGAGTGGGCTGTATCTGACTGGATCGTTTCTAACGGTACTGGTTGGGATAAGGTCAAGAACACTGAGTCTGTGTTCTCTGTAGCAGGCAAGGTAGGTGCTGTTACTTTGGATAAGACTGATGTTGGTCTCAATAACGTAGCGAACAAGTCTGAAGCTGACATGGTTGCTGCTGGTGCCATTGCTGACGCTCTTGGTGCTAAGGCATCGAGTGCACAGGGATCTCTTGCGGATACTGCCGTTCAACCTGCTGACATTGGTACTATCGCCACTGCGGATATCTATTCAGGTACTGCTGCTCCAGATAACGGTACTGGTGTTAATGGTGACATCTACTTCCAATACGATTCGTAAGAGGTGACCTATGGGTTTTACATATCGTAAGGAAGCAGGCATCTATAAGCTTGTAGACAATATGTATCTCAAGCAGGCGGGAGTATGGGTTCCCGCCATTAGCTTGAATCATAAAGTGGCAGGCGTTTATAAGAACGTCTATGAGTCTGAAATCGTTGTTACAATCACAGCGAACCAGACGAGTCCGTTCCTTCTGTCTAGTCTCTTTGATCCTGCTGATTGGACGGCGAATAAGAACAAGCGAGTTGTTATCAACGCCGGGGTAACGTGTTCCCCTGGTTCGGGTAATACCTGGGCTATTGCTATCCAGTCTGGTGCTGTGACCACTCCTTGGGGTGGTACCCTCACGCTTGATAACTACGGAACCATCCAAGGTAATGGTGGTGCTGCCAACTCAGGTGTTGGTGGGGATGCCTTCTATTCAGGTACTTATGCCTATACTGGTGGCAAGAAGCTCCTGATCAACAATTATGGAACTATCCGATCCGGTGGTGGGGGTGGCGGACGTGGTGGTAATGGTGGTCAAGGGCAGTACGGTTACACTGCTACTGAAGGCCCTTACTATGCCAGATCTGGTAGTGAGTACTATTGGTCCACACCATCAAGCAGTGGTAGCGGTACTGCTCAACTCGTCTGGGGTGGGGGTGTAGTCACTGCAAGTCTCATTAAGACTGCTACTTCTTATACGGCGGGTATCTACACTTATTATAGAGATAGCTTCCACACTACTGACAGCTCCACTGGTTCCTCTAGAGATTACTACGGTATCCGTAGGACTTATCCTGCCACTGCTTACACCTCAGGTGGTACATATGGTAGCGGTGGTAGGGGTCAGGGTGCTGACGGCAGCAATGCTTCTGGATCTGCTGGTAGTGCTGGTGGAACCAATGCAGGCACAGGCGGTACCGGTGGAACTGGTGGAGCATACGGATCTTCCGGTGGCACGGGTAACTCAGGCAGCAGTGGTAACTACACCTCTGGTTCTGCTGGTGTAGCGGGTGGTGTAGCAGGTTACGCTTATCGTGCTGCTTACATTCAGTTCCTTACTCCTGGAACAATTCTCGGCAGAGTTGCTTAATAATTACACCCTCGCTGAAAAGTGGGGGTGTATTAATAAAGTTAGTATCTCATATATGTGATATGTATTATTAAAGACCTGACGACTCACTGATACGAATACCGTCACTCCCTTCCTTATAAGGATAAGAATATGGATGTGACACGTAAGAAGGTAACCATTGAACTCTCGGCGGGTGATTTAGATCACCTTCGTGATTGGCAACGTTTGTCCAATGACGAGAAGGAAGCCATTACCAAGATCGCTAAAGCCCTTGGCTCAGAAGATCGTCGTAAATCCTTCTACTCTCTCCTTGAAGCTCAATCGACAATCAACAACTTGGTAGTCACTGCAAATCATATTGCATGGATCACCAAACTCTTTTTCAAAGCTGGTGCTGTTGCAGGTGTGATTATTGGTGTATTCACTGCTGTCAAACTTTTGATGGTGAAGTAGATGCATTACATTAAGCTCGTACTGCCTCGAAATCGCTGGAAGGACATTGCTATCTATGTCCTTCTGGTTCCAGCTTTGACATATGTTGGTTGGTCATATGTTAGTATTCATGTTCCTCAATCAACCAAACAGGTTAAGGAACTATACTATGCAATTGAAGCCAGATGAGCAGCTTGCCGTCCACAATTACGCAAACGCTATCCAAGTTGAGTATGCAGCTCTTGCTGCCCCCCTTGAAGTTGAATCCAATGGCATTGTCGGTGCCTGGATCAACGGTCGCCTTGAACCGATAATCCGTTATGAAGGTCACTATTTTGACCGTCTGTGTGATCCTTCTAAGCGCACTGCTGCAAGGAAGGCAGGTGTCTCGTCTGCGGAAGCAGGGAAGATTAAAAATCCAAAGTCGCAAGAAGACCGATGGAAACTTCTTCTGAAAGCTGCCCAGATTGATAAAGACGCAGCATTCCAGTCCTGCTCCTATGGTGTAGGTCAGGTTATGGGATCCAATTGGAAGGATCTCGGATACAGCTCTCTTGATGATTTTATCCGTATAGTTCGCTCTGGCTTCAACGGTCAGCTTGAAGTCATGGTCAAATTCATCGTCAAGAAGGGTCTTGTAGACGAACTTCGTAACCGAGACTTCTCGGGTTTTGCTCGTGGGTACAACGGACCTAATTACCGTAAGTACAAGTATGATACCCATATGAGTGAGGCTTACGCCCGCAATGGCGGTAATATCCCTGTTGCTTCCCATGTGGATGGAACTCTGCGTATGGGATCCAAGGGTGCTGGGGTTAAGGATCTTCAGGCTATTCTCAATAGCGCTGGCTATAAGGTTACCGTTGATGGTGACTTTGGTCAGTCCACCAAGGTTGCTTTGATCCAGTTCCAGAAGGATCATAGTCTTGGTCAGGATGGTTTGGTGGGTCCAAAGACACAGCAAGCTCTTGCTACCTACCGTGAGAACGTCAAACCTAAGCCTGGAATGACTAGTCTGATGAGCAACCCCACAGTCCAGAAAGCTGTAGCTGGTGGTATTGGTGCTCCTGCTCTGCTCAAGGGTACGAAGGAAACGGTCCAAGGTTATGTGAATGATCTAGGGCAATATGAGTTTCTCTCACCTTTGGTTCAAAATCTGAATACCATTGTTGGTGTTTTAACCGTAGTTGGTATCGTTGTTGGTTTGGGTGTTACCGTTTACAAGTGGCGTGAATCCAAGCAGACTTACACTGGAACCAAGGAAGAGCATTTCACTGCTCTAGTCCCCATGCCTGAATAGGTGATAAACATGACGTGGAATATACGTCTCATACTCATCGGATTGGGGGTGGCAGCAATTGCCGCCTCCTATCTTTTTGTCTTCCATAAAGGTGGTGAAGAAGTTCGCCAAGAAATTAAGGAACAGAACCATGAGAGTCTCAGCAATGCTGACCGTGGTGAGCTTGATTATAGTAAGTGTCTCCTCCCACGGGTGTACAACTTTGGGACCGGCAAATGTGAAAACCCTCGGTGATATCGTAGGCACCAATCTAGTTGGAGCCAGAGGCGCTACTCCTGTCGATCAAGACAAGATCAACCGTACTGTTGCTAGACTATGTGCTGGTGGTGTATGGAATAAGAATACTTGTGAAGCACATAATTCGTACAGGAATCAATGATGTCAGAGATGCAGTTCACGTTGGCGGAAACTCGCCCCGCAAGTCAGAAGCTAACGAACTGGACGAAGGAGCCTAACAAGTCAGACCTGTACGCTGACTTCCTTGGTTCGAAAACTTCTCACGATACCCAGATTGCCAGGATCCAGAAATGGAACGATCTGATGTCAGTGAGTGGATCTGCTAAACCAAAAGAGGTTCAGGGTCGATCCAAGGTCCAACCAAAGCTGATTCGTCGTCAAGCTGAGTGGAGATACTCCGCACTTACCGAGCCCTTCCTTGGCTCAGCTAAGCTGTTTAAGGTATCACCAGTAACCTTTGAGGATGGTGATGCAGCTCGACAGAACGAGCTTGTAATCAATTGGCAGTTCCGAACCAAGCTGAACAGAGTCAAATTCATTGATGATATGGTTCGCTCTACTGTTGATGAGGGTACCTGCATCATTCGAACAGGTTGGAAGCGTGCCACTGTCAAGGTGACCACGGAAGAACCTACCTATACGCATTATCCTATTACTGATGAAGCTACTGCTCAGAAGTTCCAGGAAATGGTTGCTACGTCTCAGGAAGATCCAAGAGGCTTCCAAGAGAATTCTAGTCCTGAAATGGTTGCTGCCCTCGATCTCTATAATGAGACTGGGCAAATTACGATTGCTCAAGCGACTGGTACCCAAAAGGTAACCAAGGATAAGATTATTGAGAATCGTCCTACGGTTCAGATCCTCAATCCACGTAACGTTTACATTGATCCTTCGTGCGAAGGTGACATGGATAAGGCTATGTTTGTCATAGTTCTTTTTGAAACGTCACAAGCTGAACTGAAGAAGGATGGTCGGTACAAGAACCTTGAGAACCTCAATTGGGATGCTCTTCCCCCTGCTCTATCGATGCCGGATTATACGACCACTACGAAGGATCCGTCCTATCAGTTCAAGGATACTCCTCGTAAACGTATCGTTGCCTATGAGTATTGGGGCTTCTACGATGTAGAGGGCAATGGTGTTCTGACCCCTATCGTTGCTACCTGGATCGGTGACACGATGATTCGAATGGAAGAAAATCCATTCCCAGATCAGAAGCTCCCATTCGTTGTAATCCCTTATCTCCCTGTAAAGCGTGAGCTTTATGGTGAACCAGATGCTGAACTTCTGGAAGATAACCAAGCAATTCTGGGTGCCTTGACTCGTGGTATGATCGACCTCTTGGGTCGTTCTGCCAATGCTCAGAAGGGTATCCAGAAGGGTATGCTTGACGTTCTGAATCGTCGCCGGTTCGATAACGGTCAGGATTATGAGTATAACCCTGGTACTAATCCAGCAGTTGGACTCGTTGAGCATAAATACCCAGAGCTCCCACAGTCTGCTCTACTGATGTTGAATCTCCAGAACCAGGAAGCTGAAGCCCTTACGGGTGTCAAATCCTTTGGTGGCGGTATCTCTGGTGAAGCATACGGTGACGTTGCTGCTGGTATTAAGGGTGTCCTTGATGCTGCATCCAAGCGTGAGATGGCGATTCTTCGTCGTCTAGCCAAGGGTATGATGGAAGTTGGGCAGAAGCTCATCTCCATGAATGGTGTGTTCTTGAGCCAAGATGAAGTGGTTCGAGTTACCAATACCGAGTTTGTTAAGGTCTCTCCTGATGATCTGAAGGGTGATTTCGACCTAGAGGTTGATATCTCTACAGCGGAAGTGGACTCTGCAAAGTCTCAAGATCTGGGCTTTATGCTCCAGACTATCGGACCCAAGTTCCCTCTTCCCATGGTTCAAATGGTTCTCGCAGAGATCTGCCGTCTCAAGCGTATGCCTGAGCTGGAACATGCCATCAAGATGTACAAGCCCGAGCCTGACCCTATGCAGCAGCAGCTTCAACAACTTGAGATGCAGAAGCTCCAAGCTGAGATTGATAAGCTCAAGTCTGAGACTCTTAAAAATCAAGCTGAAGCTACTGTTAAGCAAGCTGATGCTGATAACAAGAATCTCGATTTCGTAGAGACAGAGACTGGTACTAAGCATGAGCGTGAAATGCAAAAGCAGCGTGCACAGTCTCAAGGTAACCAGGATCTGGAAGTTACCAAAGCTCTACTGAAGCCAAAGAAACAAGCTAATGGTGGTGAGTCTGATCCAGATGTGGAGACTGCTATTGGTTACAACCAGTTGACTAAACCTGCACTAGACCATAACAATGGATTTAGCCTTTAACTGAAAGGCGTTAAACATTAACCCTCAAGGAACTTCTAATGTCTGAAATTCAATCGAACATTGAGCAAACGGAATACCGTATTGCCGAACTCAAGGTTCAGATGGAAATGCGAGATCGTCTTCTCCGTTTGCAGAACAATTCGGATTTTATCAAACTGATCAACGAGGAGTTCCTCGTTAAAGAAGCAGCTCGATTTGTCCAACTCTCCCAGGATCCTGCACTTCCTGATGATAACTCTCGTCGTGATGCACTCAACATCGCCCAAGCATCTGGTCACCTTAAGCGTTGGCTCTCGATGCTAATCCGTATGGGTAATGTTGCTGAGCAAGATCTTCGGGATCAGGAACAGATTCTCGATGAGCTCCGTGCTGAAGGAGCTTCTGAATGACTAGTGCAACGTCCCCCACAGACATGTTTGCAATGTCTGATGATGACTTCCTGAAGATGTCAACGCCTCCCATTGTGGAGGCGCCTGTCGTTGAGGAACCTAAACCAACAGAAGCTCCTGTTGTTGTAGAGGCTCCCGTGGTTCAAGAAGAACCAAAGGCAGTAGAACCTAATCCTTTGGATAAACCGGATGAAGAAATTGTTCCCGATGATACTACCAAGGTAGTAGAAGGCGAGCGTAAGGACGACGGCGAGCAGGCGAAGCCTGCGGAAGCCAAGGCGGACGAAGCGAAGCCCGATGCAGTAGTAGATCCTGCTAAGAAGGATCCGGTTGAAGCCCAACCAATTAACTATGAGGAACAGTACAACAAGATCCTGGCACCATTCAAAGCGAATGGTAAAGAGATCAAGCTGAACTCTCCTGAAGAAGCAGTCAAGCTGATGCAGATGGGTGCTAACTATACCCGTAAGATGCAAGAACTAGCCCCTAAGATGAAGCTAGTTACGATGCTTGATAACAACAAACTTACGGAATCTGACATTTCATTCTTTATTGACTTGAAAAATAAGAATCCAGAGGCTATTAAGAAGCTCATAACGGACAGTGGAGTTGATCCACTGGACATTAATACTGCGGAACCATCGAGCTACCAGCCCGGTAATCACAGTGTTAGTGATCAACAGGTAGCCTTCCAAACTAAACTGGATGAGTATTCCAGCAATGAGGAAGGAAGAGCTACACTGCTTCAGATCAATAACGACTGGGATCAAACCTCTAAGGACGCTCTCTGGAATCAACCAGAACTTGTCGATGTTTTCCACCAGCAACGTGCCAATGGTATCTATGACCAGATCACGACTGAGATGGAGCGTCAAAGGACTCTTGGACTAATTCCTCGCAACATTCCCTTTATTGAAGCTTACAAGCGTGTAGGTGACCATCTGGTGGAAACCAATGGGTTTAAGCAACAGGAAGCTCCAAAGCCAACTCCTGTAGCTACTGACCGAGCGGTAACTCCAAAGATTGATCCTGCTGCTGATCGTGTCAAGGCTGCTGCTCCTGCAAAGGATACGCCAGCTAAGAAACAGGAAGCTGTCAATTATCTAGCGATGGATGATGAAGCGTTCCTCAAACAGATGCAGGGTCGTATATAAGGAAAACGACCTGCCAATATAGGTTAGGATAGTCCAAGATGCTTAATTATAACGCTCCTATTGATGGTCAGAAGTCGTCTATTGACGGTGCTTCGTCCGATCAGATGCGTACCTTCTTCTGGCTCAAGAGCGCTATTATTCAGTCGCGCAAAGACCAGTACTTCATGCCTCTGTCGTCCACGATTGGTATGCCGAAGAACTTCGGTAAGACCATCAAGGTCTATGAATACGTTCCTCTGCTCGATGACCGTAACATCAATGACCAGGGTATCGATGCTAACGGTGTAACCATCTCTGCTGGTAACCTTTATGGTTCGAGCAAGGACGTTGGTACGATCTCTACGAAGCTCCCGCTTCTGACTGAAAACGGTGGTCGTGTGAACCGCGTTGGTTTCACTCGTATCGACCGCGAAGGTTCGATCCTGAAGTTCGGTTTCTTCACTGAATTTACTCAGGAATCTCTGGACTTCGATTCGGACGATGGTCTCATGGATCACCTGTCTCGTGAACTGATGAACGGTGCCGTTCAGCTTACGGAAGCTGTCCTCCAGAAGGATCTGCTTGCTGCTGCTGAAGGTGGTGTTCTGCTTTATTCTGGTCAGGCAACTGACACGGATGAGCTCTCGGGTGAGACGACTCCAGATGTTGTTTCGTATCGTCTGCTCATGCGTCTGAGCCAGACCCTCACGGACAACCGTACTCCGAAGCAGACCAAGATCATCACTGGTTCCCGTAATATCGACACGAAAACCATCTCTGCTGGTCGTGTCATGTTCATTGGTTCCGAGCTGATCCCGGTTGTTCGTCAGATGGTCGATCTGTTCAACAACCCAGCATTCGTTCCTGTTCAACAGTATGGCGATGCCGGTACGATCATGAACGGCGAAATCGGTTCGGTCGATGAGTTCCGTCTCATCGTGGTCCCGGAAATGCTGTCTTGGGAAGGTGCTGGTGCTGCTGTTGTCACCTCGGACAACGGTTACCGTACTACGGTAGTTGGCGGTACGGCACACTTCGACGTGTTCCCGATGCTGGTTATTGGTGATGATTCGTTCGTTACCATTGGCTTCCAGACGGATGGTAAGACGGTTAAGTTCTCCGTTCTCACCAAGATGCCAGGTAATGCCACTGCTGACCGTAACGATCCTTACGGTGAGACTGGCTTCAGCTCGATCAAGTGGTACTACGGTCTGCTTGTTAAGCGTCCTGAACGTCTCGGTCTGATCAAGACTGTTGCACCAATCTGATCAATCAGATAGGTTGCTATCGCACTGAACCAAGGGGAGCCTAGTGCTCCCCTATTTCATAGGTACTCAAGGAACATTAATATGCCCCCAGAACTCACTCCAGAGAATGCTACGGGAGAAGAAGGCAAAGAAGCCCCAGAATCCGTAGTCACTGAGGTCAATGAGCTTGATATGCTCAAGGCTCGTGCCAAACTCATGGGTATTACCTTCTCCCCTAACCTCAAGGATCCTCAGGTTCTTAAGGATAAGATCGCTGCTAAGTTGGCAGGTGAAGAAGAAGAAGAGACTAAATCTCCTGTATCTCCTGAACTCACTTCCAATGTGAAGGCATCTGACAAGCCCAAGACCATTGATGAGATCCGCAAGGAGATGCTTGCTGAGAACATGAAGCTGATTCGTGTTCGTATCACCAACATGGATCCAAAGAAGAAGAGTCTTCATGGTGAGATCCTGGCAGTTGGTAATGATGTTATGGGCGTGGTCCGTAAGTTCGTTCCCTTTGGTGAGGTAACGGATGGTGGTTACCACATTCCTTATATTCTCTATAAGGCTCTGGTTAAGCGTAAGTTCTTGGACGTAAAAGTTACCAAGAATTCAAAGGGTCAAGAGATTGTCCAACAGCGTTGGGTGAAGGAATTCTCTATCGATGTCCTTCCTCCTCTGACTACTGGTGAGCTTGCAAAGCTTGCTGCTAATCAAGCTGCTGCTGGAGGCATTGACTAATATGGCATTTAACTCGGAAGTATTGGCGAATGCTCTGGAGGTTTCCCTTACCGTTGGTAAGGATTTCACTCTCCAAGACATTGATTTCTCAGATCCAGTGTATGAGCTTCCCGATGCTTCCGGGGATGCCGTTGTAACTCCCATCACCGTGGCTCTCCTTACGGATACTGTGGTTGGGGGTACTGGTGTTTTCGACAAGCTCATGACTGCAACGAAGGCTCATCTTCGTGCAGAGTATGATGCTAGCAGGATTACCGGTCAGGATTACACCAAAGCATATATTGCTATGATTGAGCAATGTATGGCGAATGGGGTACAGTTCGTACTCCAAAAGGATCAGATCTACTGGCAAGCAGTACTAGCTAGGGCACAGGCTCAAGCTGCTGCTGTCGCTCTGGTTACTGCTCGTGTGCAGCTCCTCACAGCTAAGCTCCAAGCCTATTTGGCTCAGTATGAAGCCTATACCGCGGAAGCTAATTACTCCCTTACCAAGCTCAAGCTCGCCACTGAAGATGCTACTTATGGCAATGCCTTGGCTCAGCAAGTTAACCTTGTTAAGCAGGGTACTCTCATTGATGAGCAGGTTGAGCAAGCTCGTGCACAGACTCTCGACACTCGTAGGGATGGTGCATCTGTACGTGGTAACATCGGATCTCAGAAGGATCTGATTGCACAGCAGATTGTCTCTTACAAACGAGATGCTGAAGTCAAGGCAGGCAAGATCTTTGCTGATGCCTGGATCACGCAGAAGACGATTGACGAGGGTCTGGTAGCTCCTACGGGCTTTACCAATGCTTCTCTCGATGAGGTTCTGAACACTCTCAAAACCAATAATGGTCTGGGCTAATGGGTCTCTTCTCTTCGTCTAAGAAGACGTATGTAGATAGCGTAGTATATAACATGGCAGGTGACGAGGATGAGCGCGTCAACTACCTGCAAGCTACTACATTGAATTCTATCATGACGGGGAACACGAAGACCTATCTAGGTCAGACGATTAACCAATCGTATCTCAATGGTCCGGGGATGTCTCTCCGGGCCTTTTACCGCTGGGCTCAAGATAACTATGCCTATATTGGTCTTCCCTCTGGTTCCATTAATGGTACCGGGGATATCAATGAGGCAGTGGTTAGAGCGAATATTCCTGGAACCAGTGGTCAGGAAATCATTCTAGAAACCATAGACATTCATCGTGCTGACTACATGGATTGGGCATTCCAACGCATGTACCAGTCCTATGAGAGTCTCATTGATACCGACTGGACGGCGGACATTGTTGGCACAACGATCACTATTCACTTCGAAGACACCACGACGACTAGCTTCACAGCTTCAGGTTTTGACGCTTCAGCGCGCTATCTCTATGTACTCTACGGCACATCGATTGCCGATAGCACGAGCGGAACGACTACGGGAACTCCTACCAGCATCAGCAGTCCAGATGATTGGCCTAGCCTTTCAGGATGGCGTACCGTATCTGATACTGAGACCCCTGTCACAGGTGGATACGAAAGACACGCGGTCTTCAAAAGCGAAGAAGACCAACCAAACTTCTTCGTAGGATCCACGGAATTTCAGGTTCTCCGGTACAATACGATGTATTGGGATCAGGTCGTTAATGACCTGGGTGGTGGGATCTATGAGACTGACTATACATGGCGGATCGATTACTATGACGTAACGTCTCCTGTCTCCAGTGATAGAAGTGTCTACCTCTATAAGATGAACTCCGGTGGTAATGCTGCATTGGATGCTCTGGACGATGTGTCGTCTGAGCTCGATGGTCAATTCTTTCCCATCATACCCATGCGGGTTAATAATCAATGGCTCAGTGATGTAAATGGTACTGCTTATGAGCTTGCTAAAAAGGCTTACAAGAAAGCTTTTAACGGTCAGAAGTATGATGAGTGCATTGATAAACTTGCTGACAACGAGAAGCTCTCAGACATCGATTTTGCTAATGTTGTCTTCGGAGTTAGCCTCAACGTCAAAGAAATCAAATGCAAGAAGTACCTCTACCACTTCTTCCTGAACCTGTTGAATAATCAGACATACGGCAAAGCTGCCTATGAAGCGTATGGTCCTGCTCTGGAGCTTTATCGAGACTATGTACACGATCTTGAAATCTGGCGTCAGTTTGATGGTATGGGTGGTGCAGCACCTACTCCCGTCCCTCGTCCTGTTATGCTCCTTAATTCTGTTACTGTTAGTAATAATGGTTCTGTTAACACTGAATACTCAGTCACAGTCCTTTGGAACTACATCGAAGAACTGTCCGGAATTGGGTTGTATTCTGGACTCAAAAAGGGACAGGTCACCTTGGTTAATCAAGGTACCGTTGAATACAATGACCCCCGTTATGATGATCCAAGCCCTGTAAATACCTTTGATATTATCTGGCAGAGAACCAGTACCTCATGGATTGGGGTACGGGTTGTTGGTGCCATGCATAGGAACTTTGTCTACAATGGGAAATACACTGAGACCACTTCTGGAGAAGCTCTGGATGATCCTGATGAATCTGGGTTCATTGTGCCTCTCCACTTCAACACATTTAGAGATATGGGCATTGTCGATGGAACTCAAATGTCCACGGCTTGCACGTTCATGGTCCTCAACTGCTACAAGGTCGTAAAGATCAAGTGGTATCAAAAAGGGATCTTTAAGATCCTACTGGTGGTGGTTTTTGCTATTGTCGCTGCATTGTTCACTGGGGGTGCTGGCATTGGTTTGCTCGGTAGCAACCTCGTTGTTGGTACTGCACTTGGTTTCACTGGGCTCACAGCGGGTATTATTGGCAGCATCGTTAACGCTCTTGCTGCTATTGCTCTTTCAACAGTCCTTCAGCCCATCATGCAAAAGCTTGGCATTCTCGGGCAACTCCTCGGTGTCCTTGTCGGATTTGCAATAGGTGCTGTGGCAGGATCCTTCTCTACTGGTTCCCCCATTAACTGGATGGAACTATTCAAACCAGGGAACCTGTTGAAGATCACCAATGCTCTTGCTGATGGTTACTCCTCCATGGTTCAAGCGAATGCTCAATCCATGTATCAGGATGCTAACGATATCCAGAGTTCCTATAAGGAACAAAGTACAGAGATTGACTCTCTCTATGACAAGATGATTGGGTATGCTAACCCCAATATAAACCCGCTTAACTTAGTTGATAATACAAGGTATATGTATCCTGAAACTCGGGATACATTCCTGACAAGAACACTTTTGACCGGCAGTGATATCGCTGATTTGAGTCAATCACTCTTGACTGATTTCTCTGATCTGACACTCAAACTACCGGGATACTTAGGATAATGGCACTTCCATCTGCTTTTGATCTTGCTGGTTTTACCAACGGTGGAATTGTGAATTCCGCTATTCAAAACACACAGGCACAGGGTGGCTTTGATCTAGGCCCTGGTGCTACAGGCTATACTGGAATGGACTTCAGTAGTGCCCTTCCTGCTAACTTTGGTTCTCCTGCCGCTGCCTCCGGTGGAGGTCTATTTGGTATGGGAGGTGGTGGTGGTCTTAATGGACTGAATGTTGTTTCTGGTGCTCTTGGTACCATTGGTAATCTCTGGAATGCCTTTCAGGCTCAGAAGCTTGCCAAGCAACAGTTCTCCTTCACCAAGGACTTCGCCAATAGGAACCTTGCGAACCAGATCAGCAGCTACAATACAGCTCTCTCTGATCGTGCCCGTGCTCGTGGTTTCACTGAAGGTCAGTCCCAAGACCAGATTGATTCGTATGTTAATACGAATTCTCTTCAGCAGAAGAAGGTAGGTTAACATGGCTCCACTTACTTGGAGGGAGGTATCTGCTCCCAACTTCAGCTCTGTTAATCAGGCACAGGCTCTCGTAGGTGAGAGCATCTCTAACGCTGCTGATATCATGCGTAAGAGTGTTGCTGCTTATGGTGACCAGAAGACTCGTGAGAACTCGTCTCAGTTCATGGGTCAGATCCTGAATGGAACTCCTTTGGATCAAGTCCAAGGTGTAGATCCTGCCTTTCTGGATCCAGAAGCATTTAACTTCGCTCTCGGTGTACAGAAGCAGAATCAAGCTAATGCTCTTGGATATGCTCGCCTAGCCCAAACGGGTAAGGGTAAAGGTGGCAAGGGTGGCGCTGCTGCTGCGTCTGACACTATCCCTGTTGCTGGCGGTGTGGGTTCGGAATACCTTACTGCTGATGGTCAAATTGTCCCAGGTGTTGCTACCAATGTCCCAGTTGCTGTTCCCCTCAAGGGCAAAGCACAACCTCTTCCAACTGCACCAACTGTTGTCCCTGTTGCTCAACCTGCTGCCCAAGCGGTGCCAACGGTCGAGGACTTTCGTCCTATGCCAGCAGGCGGACCTGTCCGTGGTGATGAAACGTCTCAGGTAATGTCTGAGGATGTACCTGTAGATCCAGTGACCCCAGGTGCTACTTCCCTCTTGGCTCAAGCTACGTCTAGCTATGGAGCTCCTGTAGGTGGCGGTGGTCCCTTGCGTCCTGTTGCTGGACCTCTCCGAGGTGCTGCTGTCAAAGGTACGGATGGTGGTGCTCAGATCTTCCCTGAGGGCTTCACGGATATCAATTCTATTCGGGCTCTTGCTGCTACTGATCCAGAAGCTGCTAACGCTGCACTGATTAACAATCAGCGTCTTCAGCGCACCCTCACCATGACCAATGGTCTGGATGTTCAGAAAGGTAACTTTGAAGCTGCGGTGCAGGGTCAGAAGTTTCGTGAAGGAGATCGTAAAGAACAGGAGGATGTTCGTCAGGCAGATCTTAGGGATGCTGGTCGATCCATTGGTACAGATGCTATCCAATCTGCTTTGGATAAAGCATCTGCCGTTGCTGCTATTCCTACCGATCTCCCTATTGATCAACGTATTGAAGCACTCAAGACCGTTGAAGCTGCGGATAAATCCGGTCTGTTTGAATCAGGAGATCCAAATCGTCCAGTAGTTGCTGCTGATGGTACAATCATTCCTCCTGATAACGCTGCTGTTCAGAAGTCCAATATTATTGCCAGCATGACTGCTACCCCTGAAGGAGCAAAGTCTGTTGCCGAACAAACGTCCACACCTGAAGGTGCTGCTAAATTTGAAGCTGCTATAACCGCAGCTTTGAATAAGAGCACTGATGCAGGTCGAGGATTGGAACGCGAAGATCTCCAACATCAAGCATACATTCGTCAGTATGATCTGGATCGTAACTCTAATCCTGATGTTGCTATTATTAATGACTTTACTAAGAATCTTAAGTCAGATGCTGATGCAGGTACTGTTGCCCAACAGGTTATGAAGAATCCTCGCTTTGCGGGAACCAATGTTGATATTAATGATATGGCATCTGTCATTGAGCGTGTTGGCGCAGAAGCTAAAGTATCTCCTGCTATTGCAGGAGGTATGATTGCTAATTCTCTTCGAGGTAACCAACCAATCAGAGATTGGCTTAAAAGCTGGGTGTATAATCGAGCAGATCTTTCATACAATCCAGAAAAATTGGATCGTCTTAAAGGTATGGCTCTGGACCCTGTTACAGGTAAGCCTACTGATAAATTGCTGAATGATATTTCCAATCTGAATGAATCAGATCGTCAACGGGATAACTTCAATGCTTCTTGGGAACAACTCAAGAAAGCACAGGCACAGCTTAACAAGGATACTGGACAGCAAGCTATTCGTGGAACCAAGGAATCTGAACGAGTCCTTAATATGTCTCAACGATTCTATGAAGCTGCTAAAAAGCAGTATGATGAGGATCGTAAGAAATTCTTATCTATTGGTGGTGTTGTTCGGCAAAACCGTGGTGAACCTGCACAGCCTGGACTTGCTGTACCTCCTCCGAGACCACAACAAGGTCCTCGTCAAGGTACTGTAAACCAACCAAATGCACAGCAACTGTTGCAAGATGCTATTGCTAATGAGATCAATAACCCTGCTCTTGAGAATAAGAGACGACTAGGTGTCTATTGACCATCTGAGATAGTCTGGTATTGATTGGGGAACTTCGGTTCCCCTTTCTTTTGAGGCTCATTTAGATGGTTGATTTTCCCCAAGGTCCCCTTTCTCCCTTGGATCAACAGAGAGCACTTCGATCTGATACTACAGCTCGTGTAACAGAAGCTCTCGCTGCCGCTACTGCACCTAAACAAGTTGAACTTTCTGCTGTGAGCCAGGGGAAGAAGGCTCTGCTTGGTGGTGCATCAGATATGATTGCCACTGCTCTGAAGAATGAGAACACCCCTGCAATGGGTGATCAGTTCGTACTGGATGCCAATACACTGGGTCCATATGAGCTGGAAGCTAAGTATGGTCCTGGTTCTGCACAGGCACAACGTAACCTTATTGGTGCTCAGAACCGTTCCAGAACAGTTGCTGACATGCATCAAGGTGAACCGGAACTGCTTGGTGACCTCGCTAACTCTGCTGCTCAGGGTGTTGTAGGTCTCGGTTCTGGTCTCCTTGGTCTTGCCGTCTCTCCGTTCAGCCCTACCAATGCTACCAAGATCGTTGAAGCAGGTAATGAGGCTAACAAGACTCTCCAGACCTATCAGTCAGATGCTCTGAACCAAGCACGTCAGGAAGAAGCTATTGCTTCTCAGCTTGAAGCTACTGACAATAAGACTCAACAAGAAAACGATTCTTGGGATCTTAGTGCAGGTGGTGCAGGCTTGCTTCGTGTAGGTCGTGACGCTGGAGCTGCGCTTGAGCGTACTCTTGCATCTCCTGCCCTCACGAATGATGTCGTAGGTAATGCTGCTGGTTCCTTGCTTGCTGCCGGTCCTACGTCCAAGCTCCTGACTGCTGCTCGTGTCCCTGAAGCGCTGGCAGTTCCTGCTGCTATCGGGATCCAAGAAGGTGGTGGGTCTTATCAGCAAACCGTCACAGATGTGTTGAATGATCCAGAGGTAGTTAACTCTCCTCTGTATAAGGAACGTATTGCTGCTGGTGATACCCCAGAGGATGCAAAGCGTTATGTGGCGAACCGTGCTGGTCAGATTGCTGCACCACTGCAAGCAGTTGCTGGTGCTGTAACTGGTAAGGTTGTCTCCAAGTTTGAAGGCAATCCTTTCAAGCCTGCATCTGTTCTGACTGCTGCCAAGAACATTGGTAAGGAACTCGTTGAGGAAATTCCTCAAACCGCTTCTGGTGACCTGATTTCTAATGTCGTTCAACAGAATGTGTCCAACGCTAACAAGGATGTCCTTGAGGGTGTTGGTGAAGATATCGGTAAGACAGTTCCTGGTGTCATTGGTTCCACTGCACTTACTCAGGCTCCTGGTGTAGGTCTTCATGCAATTGCTAGTGCTGCAAAAGCTGTCTACCAAGGCGGTGCATCCCTCGTTGAACGTACCAACGATAACCTGAATAAGCGTAATGAGGCAGCATCTCCTGTCTCTGCGGAGAAGGTTGAAGCTGCTGCTAATGAGCTTATCACTAAAGCTCCCCTGGTTGCTGAGAACCTTGCTAGGAACATCCCTACTGATGCTACTCCTGCTGCTTCTCAACATGCACAAGCGTATGTAGCGAACATTCAGAATTCCATGAAGATGTCACCTGAAGAGGTTGCGTCTCAACCATTCAACATGGATACGGATAACCGCATTGAAGCGATGATCAAGAATGGTCAACGCTCTGCGGATACAAACCTCTCTGAGGATGATCGTCTGCATTCTGCCCTTTGGGTCTTGGATCAGATGACCAAGAATGATGCGTTGTTTAACCAGGATATCCCCGAAGCATTGAATCAGTTGGAGGAGTCTCATCCTGATAGGGCTGAGCTTGATTCATATCTTAAGGGGCTCCAGTTCCTAAATAACCATCCGGTTCTTCGATCCGTAACGGATTCGATTAATCAGATGCAGCAAACACGGGAGGTGTCACCTGCTGAAGTTACCCAATCTGTGGCGAATGACACTGCGGACCTTGCTGCCTATAACCCTGCTGGTGTTAACGCAACTACTGCTGCTTCTGTTCTTTATCAAGCAGATCGTGGTTTTGTAGCTCTGGATCCAGCGCAACGTGCTGCCCTTGAAAACAAGGTCTCACTGCTCCGTGCTACTCAACGATTCCAAGAAGATCTTGAAACGCTTCAAGCTACTCCTAAAAGCAAGACCCCTGAAGAGGTTGCCAACGAAATCATTGGTACCTCTTTGGATCCTGCATTCCCTTCGATGAATGATCATCTGGGTACTATCGCTCAAGCTATCAAGCGTGGAGACGGTAAAGGTGCTCGGGCTGCTGCACAGCGTCTAATGAAGTTTGCAAAGCATATGTCCGCTAAGGTCAATGCTATTAACCACTCCTATGATGCTAAGGGTAAGGAGATGGAATATGGTTCTGCTGGTCAGACCATCTTCTATAAGTCTCCTGCTCTTGCCAAACAGATCTACGCTGAAGCCAAGATGGTTGTTCAGGTAGCAAATTCTGTTGCCAAGAACATGCCTGAGTTCGGTATCCATGAGACACAGACTGTCTCCCTACGTCCTGCTATTCGTAGCATTAAGGCTAAGACCTTTACGCCTACGTCTTCTGATGCATTCGAGACGCCTACGGAAACGAAGGTAGAGACCAAGGTCGAGGCTAAGCCAGAACCAAAGGTGGAAGCTGCTCCAGCTCCTCTGGTTCAAGAAGTTAAATCTGAGCCAGTGAAGGAAACTAAGGTTGAGGCAGTACAGGTCGTCCCAGAAGAAGCCCCCGCAAAGGGAGCTGAAGAAGTCACCTCCGTTGCTCAAGAAAAAGAGCAAGCTCCGGGAGTGGGAACTAAGTCTGAGCCAGAGGCTCGAACTGTTGAGACAGCTTTCCCGAATCTAGTTCAGGGATCGAACTTCCTGAAGTCGTTCACTCTTTCTGAGGAGGGTAATACCCTTGCAAGTAATGAAACTCCTTTCCAGACAGTCATGGACGCTCTTACAAATCGAGCATCTCTCGTCAACCAGAGAGGTTCGGATATTCGTTACGCTTTCGATGCCGGGATTGGTAGAAGCTATGGTGTTTACCTCGGTCATGCTCGTAGCATTTTCCGCTCTTTGAATGGTGCACTGAAGACGTACTTCACTGAGGAAACTACCCACAACAAGCAGAAGACTACTCGTGCTGCTTTGTTTGAACAGGGGGTTACCTTCCTTGGTTCAATTGAAGGACGTGCTCTGAATATCCTGGAACAGACTCCTAAAGGTTTTGGATATAACCAGGAGCTGATCCAGAAGGCTATTCTTGCTGGTCTCCACTGGAACCTGAATGCTGATAAGCAAGTCTATAAACAGACTGAGGAAGAGCTTCGTAAATCGTATAAGCTCGGTAATGATGATATTCTTTCTGAGGATGTTATTACGTTTTTGAATGCTGGTGTTAGCCTTTCCGAGGCTAAACGTAATCTTGGTGATTTGATTACTAAGTTCTGGGGTATCAAAGGTAAGGACACTGCTCCCCTTGGTTTGACCAAGGGTATCCCTGAAGGTGTTGCTGCTGAAGTGCTGGTAGCAATGTCTGAAGCAGGACTCATCAGTTTTGAGACAACTACTCTTCCTAATGGTAAGACACCTGTCCGTGTGATGTTCGATCAGCGTAGCGAAGATATTGCTAAGCAGATCAAGGAACTGGATAGTGCTCCTGCTGTAATTGCTGATGTGGTTCTGACTGAGAACCCTGATGATCCTCATATTGGTACGCCTCCTTCGAAGGTACCGGAAACGCAGATGCGTAATCCGCTTACGAAGAACACTGCTCAACAACGTATTGTCATTGAGCGTGCTAATAACATTCCGTTCTTTGTTAACGAAAACGTTATGGATTTCCTGGATCAGATTAGCGAGAACGATCTCGTTGATCTTCTAGGTGGTATGTCTGTGATCCCTAAAAGTCTTAACAAGAATCATTTCAAAAGTATTGATGGCGTAAACCGCGGTATCAAAAACTCTCTGCGAAACGTGCAGCGTCAGCTTGCATCGATTGAAGCCTATGCCAAAAAGGCAGGCGTTCCTGTTAATGAGATGCCTCAGTACTACGAGCACAATGTCTCTCGTGTAGGGCGTCTGCACATGCAGGGTGCGTCTAACCCACAAGCAGATAAGATTGCCCGTGAACTGTTCGTTGCTACTGTTGCTCAACTAGATCTCCGTAATCCAGACCATGAGCAGGCATTCTTCCTCACCCTGGCTCAAGCACTGGGTATCAAGACTGAACTGGAATCGCCAGAGATCGCCGTGGAGAAGGTCCAGAAGGATCTTGCTGGCAAGTTCAAGGTTGCTGCTGATCACATCTCAGCATGGCGCTCTGGGGCAACCAAGATCGATCCTACTATTCTTAAGAATAGTCTCGGTACTGATATTTCCATGAAGGCGATTCATGCTCTCATTGCTTGGCATGATTACCAGAAGGATCCTAGTGCTTCTGAGTTTACTCATCACCTTTCTCTGGAAGCTGACGGTAAGACTGACGGTCCTATCAATGCTATCATGAACTTCACTGCTGGTGAGTTTACCGCTGCATGGGTTCAAAACATGGCTCGTGGTGGTCTGTTCATTGGCGAGACGGGTAAGACCCTTGCTGATGAGTATGCTCGACCAGATCAAGGTGGTGACCTTTATCAGACTGCTACCACTAAATTGGTAGGTAAGATTGCTGACTTCCGTAAGTCTATTGTTGGTACTCCTGTTGAACCAATGATGGATAGCCTGCTCCGTACCATGAATGCTCTCACAAGTGATCTGAGCTTTGATAGTGATACGGGAATGCTCACGCTGAAGCGTGGTATTGCTAAGAACCCATTGACGATTACGGTCTATGGTTCCGGTATTAAGGGTATTGCGGGGAAGGTTGCTAGTGCTCTTGTTGACTCAATCTACGAAGGTCTGAGCAGCGTGGGAACTGGTAACTATAGTTCCCTTGGTTCGGTCTTTGGTGTTGATGGGGAACAGTTTAGCAGGGATCTTAATACGCTGATCAGCAAAGCTGTTGTCATTAACAAAGACGGAAACATGGAGGTCAAAGACTACTCCATTAAGGATAAGAATGACAAAACTGTCAAAGACAGGAATGTTGATCCTTCTGAATTTACGTTCACCAAAGGTGAACTACTGAACCTGAAAAACAATGTTAAAGCAATGTTCGTTAGGCAGTTGGATGCTTCTATTCGTGAAATGATGGGACCATCTATGGAGGTTACCTCCATGGTTCAAACCGCCATTCAGATTATGTCCCTGGTTGCCAAAGACAAGTTCGATGGTCAGGTAGAAGCTCGCCTTGCTCTCAAGGAAAAAGGCAATAAGCACAACTTCCTAAGTCAGGCTGAGCTGAACAAGATCTATAAAGACACTGCTCAATTCCATCCTGTCATTGACACTGGAACTCAGGAGTTCTTCGTTGGCGGTACTGAGCGTGGTGATGTTGGTTCACGTACTTTCTCTAAAACCCTTTCAGGTAAATTGGAAAGTCCTGCCTTTGTCTACTCCCCGTCTGAGGCGGGTGTAGGCGGTATCCCTTACATGGTCATTGGTACTGGTGATGGTCAGATGGTTCAGAACATCTTTGCCAATACCAATATGGATAACATCCTTGCTGTCTTCGACGGTATCGAGCTCCCTGCATCTAAGATCAAGGAGTACTCCGAACTGATTAACAAGGCAGTCTACGATGCTTGGCAGGCTAATCCTGTTGAGGATATCGCTAATGCTTTCAGGGCATTCCTTCGTCAAGATCCTTTCTCTACCAAGGCAGAAGAACTTACCAAGATCTGGCACGATGGAAAGACTAAAGCTAAAATTGCTGAAGCTCTTGAACTGAGTGATAACAGTCTCATTCCTATTTTTGCTGATAGTCTTTCTAAGTCTCTCACTCGTGCTGCTGAATCCATTGCAGCACGTAAGGAGGCAATCGCTAAGATGCCTCTCTCCGTGGATCACATGGCTTCTGCTGCTGCCCCGTACTCACAGACTGGAACGTCTGTAATTGAGGATGCCGCTCAAGGCTTCCCAGCTATAGCCGAAGCTATGAACAAGATCGTAAGCGGGAACACCATCAGGGATAAGGTGTCCCCAGTGCTTACTGACCCCATGGATCTCAGTGGGGTAGGTGTCGTAGACGATCTGGGTAATCGTATTCTCTCGGTCAAGGATCTCCCAAACATCCCTGGCTTGGATCCAAACCACGCTGAGATTATTCGCTTTGCAGCGAAGAATATTTCTAACGACTGGAAAATAGTTGTAGGAGATATCGCTTCTCTTGGTACTTATGAACTTGAGAACAATCCTAACCGAATCCCTTCTGAAGCAGGATTGGGTAAGATCGATTTTGCAACTAAAACTATCTACATTGCTAACCCTAGTAGTGAGACCCTGGCTCATGAACTCCTTCATGCCGGTACGTTCGCCAAGGTTCAAAGTTTCTATGATGGGGTAGACCTTTCCATTGAGGACCGCGAAGCTATTGTCCGACTCGAAGGCTTGATGGGAGAATGGGTAGCGACTAATTACAGTGCAGAGTCTGCCCCTGTAATCGCTGCGCGTCAGATGGCGGATGCTACGGTTCATGGTTATCTCAATCAAGGTCGTAAGGCTGAAGCCCTTAATGAATTCATGGCATGGGTCCTTACGAATAAGAACCTAGCTACTGTTGCTGCCGAGACCAAGGTTCTTAACCCACTGTATAAGCTTGCTAAGGATGCCCTTGCTGCTGTTCGTAGATTGCTGTTTGGCAATGGTGGACCAAAGGTTGGGGATGACCTGTGGAGCAACCTCCGTTTTAACACGAGGGTACTGCTTTCTACCCCATTGAATAACAGCACTGTCGGAGACACTCGTCTTTACCAGAGTGCCCAGTTCGGTAGCAGTGACTGGTTGACTAATCTTGATAATAGATTCTTCGCTAAAGTGACTGTAGCTCTGAATAGTGATGATGCAGTAACCAAGGCCGAGGCTGATGTCTATGTTAAACGTGTCATCGAACTGGCGGACTCTTTCCAGAATCACGGATGGAATATGACTCAGCAACAGCGTTCTGTATTCCAGTCGCTCGTTGCTGCCCTCGGTGTTGCCGATAAACTTGATCATACAGCGTTGGCTGGCATTGATACTCTGTACAGTCATGTGATGAAGTCCTTGGTTGTTGAGGATCTCATGGATGATCCTAAGTCTACAAACCCTAATGACCATTATATGGCAGAACAACGTTTCAATGCTCTGCATGGTGTCTACATCAATAGGGTTGATGCTAAGGGTAGATCAGCATTGATGCCTACTTTCTTGGCTCTCGCTGTAACTAGTGAGAGACTTCAGGGAGTCCTGAAGAAATTCAGTCTCCCTAAGAACATTGCGGATAAGCAAGAGTCTAAGTTTGATGATGTTCTCATGAAGGCTGGTCTTAATGTAATTGATAACTTCACTAAGTCTGTTAGTGGTCAAAAGGGTGAGAACGTAGCTCAAGCTATTAACTCCCTGGTTCAAGTCCTTGCGGCTCAAGAAGCTGAAGACAAGTTCTTCATTCTGAACCAAGTGGGTAATAAGATCTCTGGCTTTGAGCAGATGCTCCGTGAGAATACCCAGTCTCTCACTGACAAGTGGGATAAGAAACTCAAGACCTATGTGGCATCTAACCCATCTAACAAGTGGGCAAGCTTTGCTGCTACGATGTCTCGTATGTCTCTAGGCATTATCAATGATAATGTAGCTGGGTCTATTGCCGAGAGCGTAACTGGGATACTGAATAGGCAAGAAGGTATGACTACGCTTCGGGAATTCTTTTCCGAAATGTCTGGAAGACTCCAGAGTAATGCCTCCGTTTGGGATATGATCACAAAGGTTCGGACGGTCGTCCAACAGTCTCGTCAGCAGTTCCGTGAGAAGTTGCCTGCTAAAATTGCTAGGCACTTTACGGTTAAACTCTCTGATCAGGAATGGGAGCATCTGTATAATGGACTTGCGAAAACCGATCTGGCGTCTCTTGTAGAGTCTCTGGGCGTTAACAAAACTTTGGAGGTTTTGGAATCCCCTGCTGCGGTTGCACAGGAACTCCAGAAACTGCAACTCCGTCTCCGCACGTTGGATCCCATCAACGAACAGAAGCTCCTGCTTAAGATCGCTGAGCTCGCTAAATTCATGAATACGGGGGAGGCTAGTGCCAACCAGCTCCGCAATGCTCATGCTATAGCGAACCTGCTCGGTGAGGGTGGTCGCAAGTCCCGTGCTCCTCAGGAGCTGATTGATGTGATTGATCAATTGGTTACCCTTACTGCGTTGGATAAGCTGGATCGCCAGATCATGAGCACCCTGTCCTCCTTGGTTCAAAAGGAACCAGAAGGCATGGAATTTACCCTTGCATATCTGACTGGGCAGCGTAAAGATGAAATGGCTCGGGTGACCAATGACGTTGCGAAAGCAAATCATTATAAGGGTTTCATTCCCCTCGAAAACGAAAATGGTCACCAGCTAACTATCATTAACGATCACTATGGAACCAAACTGCTTCCGCTGGGGTTCACCCGTGTAGCGGATTACGAAGGTTCTAAGTCTGAGGGTTCTGGGGTTAGCAGAGGATACTACTATGCACCTGTCGCCGGTAAAGCAGCCTACAATCAAGGCATCTTCCAAACTGTCCATAGCACTGCTTCCGGCGTTGATCCGGTCACAGGGCAAACTGTCGGGACTGTCAATGCTGGCGTTATCCGTGATGCTGCTGAGGTCGCCCGAATTACTAGACGGCGTAGAAGCAACGGTGGATTCGAAGCCCTCCTCCCCATCTATGACGCACTAGGTGACGTGGTTGCTTACGAGCGCCACGCTCATCCAGCGCAGCTTGAACGTCTTAACCCCAATCGTAATCTCTCTGAGATGATTGGTGCTTGGAAGGGTCGTCAGGTTGAAGAGCATTTTGCTCGTCAGTTCAATACAGAACTGATCAAGAACCTTGCGACTATTTATAACGATGCACGTCCTGAAGATAAAAATCAGTTCGTGGATTTCTTTGCTTCCAAGGATAAAATTATCCAGGATGCTGCTAAGCTCATCTCTCCTGAGGTCAGGGCAGAGATCCAACGGGAATTTGGGGGGAAAGAGTTGTGGGTCCGTAAGGACATGCTCAACGACTCGTTTGGTTCCCGTCAGGCATCTGTAGGTGATGCATGGACTGGGAATACACGTTGGTCGGAGTCTACCGTAAAACGGTTCAGGAAGATTGCTACTACGATATTCGATATCGCTGGTGATGGTAACAATGCCTATAAGTACCTCGTCAAAGGTGAGGAGGTTGTTCAGAAGGGTGTTGCTGCTGCCAAGGAACTGATCGTGGTGAAGTCCGTGATCGTTCCAGTATCGAACATCCTCTCGAACATGTACCAGCTTCTGCATGCAGGTGTGCCGGTTACGGATATCATCCGTGGCATGGCAACCAAGACCATTGAGGTCAACAAGTACATTCAGAACAAGGATCGCCAGATTGAACTGGAGGCAGACTTGAGAGCTGCACAGGTTCGTAAGGATGTACGTGCTGAGCGTAAGCTTCAGACTGAATGGAACCAGTTGGAGGACAGCAATAAGCGTCTCTCGATCTGGAAGCTGATTGAAGAAGGTCAATTCAGTGCCATCAGTGAAGGTGGACCTACTCAGGAAGATCTTGCGATCTCCAAGGGTAAGTACGTTGATTACGTTGAGAACTTGGTCAAGAATATCCCGATCCCTGGTCCTGCTCAGACCGTGGCTCGCTATGCAATGATCACCAAAGACACTGTTGCATATAAAGCTCTTGCTCGTGCCACTCAGTATGGTGACTTCTTGGCAAAGGGTATTCTCTACGATCATCTGAAGAAGACGATGCCTCACACTGAGGCAGTAGCGAATGTCTCTGAAGAGTTTGTGAACTACAACAGACTCTCCGGTAGAACCAGGAATTACCTGGAAAGCATTGGTGCTATCTGGTTCTGGAATTTCAAGATCAGGTCTGTGAAGATTGCTCTTCGCACGATCCGTAGAAATCCATTGAGAGCGTTGCTGTTCATGAGCACACCTTCGCTACCCATTATTGGTAGTATTGGTACCCCAATGACAGACAACTTCTTTACTGTTCTTGAGGATGGCAACTTAGGTAACTCTATTGGACCAGGGATGGGACTACGTGCCCCATTCCTTAATCCATATCTTAATCTAGTTTTCTAAAAAAGATGGGGGCTATTTGCCCCCGTTTTTCTCTACGAACTTTTTCCACTCAGGCCAATTCTTATCGAGATCATCCCAATCCCCGTAGGTCCAGTAAGTGATGAAGGACCAGATTTCAGTATCGTTACCATTCTCTGCAAGAAAGCGAACGTAGAGATCAGTGTTCTCATAGGGATGGTTTCGTGCTGATAGAGCAGGTTCCAGTGCGGATTCAGGATAGATCTGAACTGGCATAAGGTTATCGTCTTCCCTTGGATCAGCAATGACAAGCTGGACGCAATACCCGATAGGGGTTTGCTCAGTTGAGTAATACCCAACTACCTTGCCTCGCCAGAAAGAACCTGACTTCTTTTTTACAAGATCCCCAAGTTCAAACATCGGCATGTCCTTCTTGAATAGGACGTATTTTACTGCGGCGTGTATTCTTGCGATCACGTTTTGGTTCCTCATCAGAAACAATAGGTTTCTTCTGTTGCATGTTGAAAGCTGAATAAATTTCAGAGATATCCTCTTCCAGCTTCTTCACACGAGCTCGTAGCTTGAGGATAATTTCTTGTGTGCTATCCTGCTCCACAGGAAATGCCCTGTAGATCGTAGGGTGACTACACCCCAAGAACTTAGCAATAGCGGTACGTTTCATACCGGTTTCAAGCATCTTCTTTGCTTGAGCTAATTGCTTTGGGGATAGTCTCCATGCATCACTTGGCATTCCAATTGTCTCCTAGGATCTTCTTGATCTTGATCCGATAGTAGTACTCTTTACGACGAGCAAGGATCCTTTCCATCTTCTCTGGATCCTGCTTGTCCTTAGCGGTACGAGCATAGGTGTCTGCATATCGCTTGGCACGACTCTCAGGATTAAGATGATCAGAGACACATTGCAAGGATACCTGTAGGTACTCAGCAATCTCTTTGATTGTCCGCCCATCGGTTCTCATGGAATGAATGAGATCTTCTTTTTCCTGAGAGATTCGAATACCCATTACACGCCCGTCCTATATCGGTACTCACGTCTGTACTCTGTACGACTTTCGCGGTACTCAGGGCTCTCAGCCCAATTCTTTTTGTACCTTGCGAGATTAAGGCGATTAGCCTTTTCCCTATATTCAGGACTAGTCCATCGCCGGATAGTGCAAATAGAAAAGCCAGTAGCCCTACGGATTTGTTCGTAGGATAAGCCCCTGGCTTTCATTTCGATTAGACGATCCCGGTCTGCCTTAGTTGTCCTCATTCTTCCGAATGTCCTCTTGGAGCCAGAAGCGAGCAACCTCTGCACTGCGAAGCGCTAGGGTTGATTCTGCTGACTTCTTGTTGAGCTTTTCGAAAGCTTGAATAACACCTGTCAGCAAAGTGACAAGAGCTGGTTTACCTTGTTCCACTAATATTTTCCTTCTGGGTCAAAAAAGAACCCCCCTGGGATTACCAGAGGGGCTTAGTGTTTACGGAGCTTCAGGAGCACCCACACTATACAAAACAGTACAACTGCTCCTCCTAGCCCCGCTAGAGCGATCACTGCCATAGCTATAATCTTCCAGATGAAGAAGAAGACTACTATGGTGATCACCAAGGCTAAGATGGCATCCGACACTGTTTAGCTAGCGTTGCCGAAGATGGACTTCTTACCACCCTGAAGGAATGCAGGAACACCTGCTTCATCAGCGGTAGGAGCAGTCTCACCTTCAGATGCGTCCTCTACTTCGTTGTCAACGACAGGATCTTCGACCACAGGGATCTCGGATTCCTGCTTGCCGAACTGGAGAGCGGTGACGGCATCGGATACCTTGTTACGGGGTCCGCGACGTACCTTCTCCTTGTGAGCTTCCGTTTCAGGAACCTCTACCTTATCAACGATGTTGATTTCAGCAGTGAAACCCTCATCGCCACGAGTTGCGGCGATCTTGATATCGAACGCCTTGCCGTCAGAAACAGACATCTGTTCACCGATGTAGTTCTGAATAGCCTGTTCGATCTCAGACTGAACGAGAAAAATTCTCATTGTTGTGTCCTCTTTTATAGACGTTGGTTCGAGGGTTACTTCCACCCTGGGGTTGTTCTTATCGACTCCCCCAAAGCGGTAATCAATAGCTTGCAGATAACCTATATTATCGTCTGGCAGTTTACCTGCTTCAACGAGTGCATCGCAGAAGAACTTGTCCACTACAACGCAGATGTTCGATAGGTCCACATCCCTATTGGTTCCCATGAATAGAGTATAGGTCAACTTCACCCCATCCATGGTCGGTAATGAAGCTAGCTGATCTTCGATTTTATTCTTGAAAGCTATCTTCATTTTGTTCAAGAGCAAGAAGTGAGCATTACGATAAATGTTTAAATTTAAGGCAAAGCTCTTCTTCTTGGTCTTAGGAAGATATATCGGCACATCTACCTGATACACTTATTATTTCTTCCCAAAGAGGGAAGGCTTGTTGCTGTCACCGCCAGCAGGAGGTGCACCAGCAGGACGACCGGTTGTTCCACCGCCCTGGATCTCCTTGTAAGTGTCACGAGTCTTGCCCTTGTTCTGAGCAAGCCATGCATCAAAGAACTCAGCAGGCTTTGGGGGATTGGCGGTTGCTTCAGCAATCGTCAGCTTCGTGTCGTAATCGAAAACCTTATCGATGGAATTCGATTCGCGCTTCTTGTTGTTGGCAACATACTCGGTACCAACCTTGTCAGCGCCGTTCTCGATCTTCTTGACGAGAGCTACCCAGATCTTCTTGCCGAGCACTTCAACGAAGGTCGGTACAGACTTGGGAAGCTGAGCCTTGGCGTTGGGATCATAGACCTTAAAGGTCTTGTCTTCAACATCCAGGTCAGCAAGACCCTTATTGCCAGTGGCAACCATTGCGATATGATCTGCATGGTTCCAACCTGGGAGATAGGATGTAACACCGTCCTTGGTGAAGGTGTTTTCACCCTTCTTATTGGTGACCCAGATATCTTCATCATACTGCCCGTCACCGATCTTCAGCGACAGATGAACGCCATGAGCGTTACCAGCAGATTTGATCGAATACATGGCAAGGATCTCTGCTTCATAGATATCCGTTTCAAAAGTACGGAATCCGCCAAGACGGTCATCCGCAGATTTGACACCTTCCTTGTTACCAAGGTCTTTAAAAATATTGCCCATTGTGGGTTGTCCTTTTTGCTATGCTCTACCCCTTTAGGAGTAGAACTCCTTGAGGTGGTCCAAGAGGACTTGGCAATCGTTGTCGATAAACGTCTCTTCCTTTGTAAACATTCCAATGGGGGAGCGGATACGAGTTCCGATAGTCTTCTTGGTTAGACGAGTTTGAAAGCAATGCTTGAACCCAAGCATCTCTTCGTCCTCGGTTATATTTAGCATCGGGTTTTTGTAATCTTCCAGATCACGCAATGGCATCTTACGAGTCATGACGTTAGTGGAGAAATACGCCTCAATGCCCTGGTTCTTCAGGGATCCCTTTACAGGGATATGGGTTTTCATCTCGGCATTCTTTTCATCATATACGTCCACTACGTGGGCGAGCATGATAACGGGTTTACCGAGTGGAGCTACCTTCTGCTGCATCAGGTTTTTCCAGAACTGCGCATACGTCCCCCAAGCAGCTTGGGTGTTCGGACTGTTAATCACGAACTGAGACTCATGCATGTCCATTAGGAACGTGGTGGTATCGATGATAGCTCCACGCATATTAGCGGTGTTCTTGACGTAATCAAGCCCATCATAAGTGCTGTATGGATCAGTGATCGTAACCGTTTCAAAACTGTTTTTGAAAGGCAGGCGCTTACCTGCCTCACAGTTCATAAACAACCAGTTTTCCTGGTCCTTCAGATTACGAAGTGATGCCGATTTCCCTGAGCCAGATTCCCCACTGATCAGAACCAGTTGGGGATTAAATGCCAGTTCAGGGATTTCTTCTTCGGTGGTGCTCATTTGCCTTGAAACCTTTTTGCTACGGACACAAGTATGGTGCTCTCTATCTCGTCCTCGGGCAAGGCGTTGCTGAGTTTCTTGTTGAACTCAAGAACCTTCTCGCGGACAGCGAAGAGATCCATCCCACTATCCACAAGTGCAAACGCAAATTTGACCATCTGGTTGTTGCGATTGCCAGTAGCGATGCGAGGAGCAAACCAACGCTCAAGGTTGTCGAGATTTTCGATAGCCTTGCCTTCAGCTCTAAGCTGTTCATTCCTAGAAGTCTTCGGAATGAAAGGCAGAACGTCTAGCAGGTCACCATCGAGATTATAGAAGTGTTCACCATCAAAGGACTCCCACTTCTTGGCTCTCTGGTTCGAAGACTCGTCTACTGCGAAAGGTAACCAGTTCATGATACCGTTCATAAACTCCTTGTACTCATCACTGTCTAACTGAAGGCAGTAATTGGTAGGCAGGAGCAACCTAAAACGATTTTCCTCTTCGGAATGTCGCTTGGTTGTGTAGGTCATGAACTTATATTCTTTCATAAGATCATGGACAGTAGCCAAAGGAATCCCACCATCCACATCAATAACGACCAGATTAAAACCTGGAATAACGTTATCTTCTGCACGATGGTTGTTCTTGAACGAATGGTTCGCCCAATGGAGACCAGGAACCTGAGTGAGCTCATGGAGTTTGTCGAAGGGTGCCAACTCATAGTGATAGTTGTACGCCCAGTTGTCGGAGTATGAGACCCCGATCTTGGAGATATCGGTCTCCTGTAGGGTTTCCCCTTGGAAGAACTCGATCCCATCGATAAACCTCTTCTTGATGATGATGTGTTGCTTATAACCCCAAGCAATCGCCATCGTCATCATTTCATTACGAGCTGCTGAACCCTGCTTGTAGAACGGCAGGTTTTCATTCAGGTCAGCATGAGTGACCTCTGTACCAACCTCAGCAATGTATCTTGCCAGCTTGTTATAGGCTTTCTCACGGTTCAGGATCTCCTGGAAGGAATCCCCTGACTGTTCAGTGAGCAGGATAGCACTCTTGAGATGCTCAATGGTGATCTCCAAGCTCTTATCAAGGAAGGCAAAGGCACCAGCGAGCTTCAGAGCCTTGAAATATCGGTGAGACATTTCAGCTTTCTTGATCTCTTCGTGTTCCTTCATTCCCTTGGCTCGGGTTTCACAGTCGATCTTATACTTGATAAGCTCGATACCAGTGTCATCCTCAACACTCATCCGCCAGTCATACATGGCAGGATCTGCAAGTGTCTCAAAGTGACGAGACCACTTAACAATAGTGCTATCGTTCTGGGTCTCTACGAGTCGTGCATATACCTCTTCTGGGGTAAGCACATCGCTAGTAGGTTGATGCTTACCGTAACCGAAAAGGCAACGGCGGGCATATCCAGTCTCCAGAAAGCTGTAGAACTGATCTTCCGTTTGTCCTCCATCCAAGAGCTTAGAAGGAGTACCGAACAGAAGCATATTAGTAGGCGTCTTCCCCTCAAGTTCCTCGCCTCTCTGGTTCTCTGCTGTGTTTTTGGTCAGCTTTTGCTTGACCTTACCTTGGTCATAAAGTTCAAGGAACAGGGTGAGAACCTCGACGTTAGCGATGAGGTTAGAACCGATTTCGTCAATCTGGAGATTGATGGACCCACAGTTGCTCATCAGGAGCTTGTGACGCAGTTGCTTGACTGCGGGTGGAGTACCACTGTCGAACGTGAAAGGAAGCGCTCCAGCGCTCTTAAATTCCTTTTCTACACGTTCGTATTCTTCAGCCTGATCCGTGTTGTTACGGAGAGCTCGCTGATTTGCGATCTCCCAGAGGTTACCTTCAGAGATAATCTTGAAGGTGTCTTCCATGAATCGGGTACGAAAGCCCTTGAGGAGTTCATCCTCAATGACGTTGACGGAGTGTCCCTTACCAAAACCTGAGTTTGCAAGAGCAAGCACATAGGTATTGACGGGGATTTCCCCACGATCTTTCGTGAGGACTTTGGCTCTCATAGTTGAGGCGATTTTGGAGATGAAATAAGCAATTTCAACCCTGAAAAAAGACTCATCTTTGTTCTGTAACTTGTTACCCAGAACACCCATAATCTCTGAGATCACAGGGTGATGGGATACACCGGTTAGATCATACATCGTAAGCCAATCTCTGT